AGGCAAAAGAGCAAGGTCAGATATCCGCAGCCATCACAGCAGAGGTCCATCGAGGCAAAGCAGGTGGACTCTACATTGATAGACGCGAGATACTTACCGCGAAGATCGACTTGATGTCTAAGGACGATCTACTCACTCGACTCGAAACACTGATCAAGAAGCGAGCGACTGAGTCCAATGTGATCGAGGGAGAGTTTGCACCCAAAGATTGATTGGTATTAATCGCTCTACTCTACTCTACTCACTCTACTCTATCCGTCAGTCCCTGTCCCCGTCCCTGTCCCCGTCCTTCTTTCCGTCTATCATTGGCTGTGTTTCATAGTTTACTCTCCGATTTTACAGCTTCTTTATACTGCTTTACTTTGGTACCAATCCTTAGTATACTTGTTGGACTAAGTAGGTAATTAAGCCGACTTATTAGAAAGGAGAAAGACTATGAAAATAGATACTAACTACAAAGCAGGAACTCAAAGAGGTTCTGCAAACTATGGAGCAGTGATCACTCTGATTGCTACGCCTAAAGGAAAGTTTCCAGCACAGGCTGGAAAGATTATCGAAGCTCTGCTTGCTGCGAAGGACCACACGCTTACAGTTGGTGAGTTGGTTGGGACTGATGGCTCGACTGAGAGTGCTTTAGATAAAGCTGGATTGGTAACAGTCCAGACTCCTGCGGATATCTGGTCTTATTACAGAAACAGACTTATCGAGGAAGGATTGGTAACAGTTAGCTAGACCGCTGACTGGTTCCAAAGGGCGACTTCGGTCGCCTTTTTTTGTGCTCGCTCTACTCTACTCTATCGCTCGCTCGCTCTACTCTATCCACTCTACTCTATCACTCTATCAAATCCCTCGCTCCCTCACTCCCGTCCCTCCGTCCCCCGTTCTAACTCCCGTCGTTCGCGTCGCTCTTGTTAATTAACCTAAGCTAAGCTAACCTAGTCTAACTAACTGACTAACTAATTAAATTAACTAATTGACTATATACCCTAGACATTAGACTAAATATGCTTATAATAAGAGTTAAGTAATTAAATAAAGGGCGTTAATTACTTACTTTAAAAACTAGCCCTAAGGAAATAGAACTATGAAACAATCAGAAGAAATGAAAGCGGTCTTAAAAAGACTTGAAGAAGCTAAACCACCTGTAGGCGGTAGCTCTAACTCAATTAGTGTTGATCTAAAGGTTACACTAATAGACGGTGTAGATACTACTAACCTACCTAAACAGGTACAGTTAATAGCTAACTACATTAAGGCGTTAGGCGGTACTACTACAGTACGTGATATTAATGATCTAGGTAGTATTGCTAAAGGTGCTCAAGCATGGGCTAGAGCTGACGGTACACCTTATGAGCAATCACCACAACGTGTTCTAGCTCATTACTTTAATAAGTGTAACGGCTCTGTAGCATGGACACCTAGCAAGGGTATTAAAGCTATATTAACTAGCTAGTCTTAACCTACGCTTATCTAAGGGCTACTAACGTAGCCCTTTTTTATTGCCTAAGGTTTAGCCCTATCTACTAACCTATATCAATACACACGCTTAGAACCCCTATACCCCCCTATTGACATTGTGCCCTCCTACCCTTCGCCACACCTTAGGTTCACGTCCTTAATTGCAACTACTTTACAAATTTAAAAATTTTGCAAAAAAATTTTTTTCGATTATACTTTTACCATGGGATTTATAAATTTGTTAAAGAAAATCCTTAGATGGGTCATACAGCAGCTTAAAAAACGGTATAAAGTAACAGTATCCTTTAACAAAGAATATGGTGATTCAGACGATACAACACATATAACTAAAAAGATTATTGTGCAAAAAGAAAATCACCTAAAGTTCCGTAACGAAGCAGGCAAAGAAATAGAATATCGCAGCTCTGGTGGACTTAATTACATTATAGAGGAACTTTAATGCAACAAATTTTTATAGGTATTATATTAGTTTTAGGCTTTTCTACATACACCCTTTATAATCAAAACAAAACATTAGCTACGAACAATCAGTTATTAGAAAGTTCTATCGCCCAACAAAACGAGGCTATTAAACAACATCTCGAAAACGCTAAACAACTACAAGATAAAAACAATAAATTAGCTTCGCAAAGCCAAGATTCGTTACGCGAGGTCAACAAACTCAGAAGTACTTTTGCTAACCATGATCTAGATGCTCTTGCACTAGCCAAACCAGGATTAGTAGAAATTAAAGTTAATAAAGCGGTTAAACGGCTAAAAGACGAACTAGTGGAAATAACCGACCCAACTCAATTTGATGATGAAGAAGATAGCGATTCTTAGTGCTATAGGTGTCCTTTGTACAGGATGTTCTATGTTACCTTCTTCGGTTAAACCTGTGGAAGTTATCACGATAGCAGAATCAATTCCTATGTACCATCCTCCTCTCCCCTTGGAAGTACAGTTAGTAGATGTAGATTGGTCTGTATTAACCCCCGAACTGATGCAAGAATATTTGTTAGCTTTGGAAGAAGGTTCTGCTCCGCGATCCGCGTATTATTCACTTACAACTAAAGAATACGAAAACCTGTCCATGAACATGGCAGAACTAAAACGTTACCTAAAAGACTCTTTACATATTATCGAATACTATCGAGAATACGATAACGAAGAAGAATCCGAAGACAACTAAACGCAATCCGCGGACCAAGGATACCACCCCTCCCCCCTTCTCCTTTACTTTATTTTTCTGGTTTGCTTTGCAAACACTTAATGTTTAGCTTATACTTCGAAGATGGCTGAACCTACAGGAACAATAGAACCTATTCCGTTATACGACCGAAAAGATTTAAGTCTTTTAGGGGGGCTTGGTGAAATGTTTTCTAATTACATTAATCAACCATTAAACACAGAAGACCCTTTACAAAATCTGGTGAGCGGATTAAGTCAAAATGTTAGTGAATATGATTTCGCTATGGGTGGAGGAACTAAATTAGCTTCAGGATTTCTTGTAGCTAGAGAAGCAGCAATAAAAGAAATAAAAAAGTTACAAGCTGCTGCACGAAGACAACGAGAAATTATAGACAGATCAATCGATCCTAACGAACTACAAGGAGCAAGCACTAAACTAGCTTCAATAGAAAAACAATTAAAGTTTAAAATAGATAAACAAGCCCTTGCGGATAAAAAGAACGCTGTTGCAGATGCCACAAGTAAAACAGGACAAACACTTTTTCACGGTAGCAGTGAAAAAGGTATTAAAAGTTTAGAAATACCTAAACAAATTTTTGATAAAACAGGAAAAGAAATAGTCACAAAAAATTCTACAGGAGGAATTTATTCAGTAGCTGATCCATCAGATCCTAGATTTAAATCTTTTTCTAAAGGGTTTGCTAGTAAAAGTGGCGGTGGCAAAGGCTCTGGTTATGTTTTAAAAGCTGATTTTAAAAAACCATTAGATATGGACGATATGCCTGATGATATGTTAGACGTTTTAAAAAATATGGAACAATACCGAGGACGTCCTAGTAGAGGAGCAGATACAAAATTAGATTTTGATATAAACTCCATATTACATGGAAATAGAATGTTGGGAGGCAAGGCTCCCTCAATAATAGATAAAGAGTTTGCTGATATTTTTAAAACAAGAGGTTACGACGCTTTACGTTTTCCACCTAGAAGAAAAATGGGAGGGGAAGGAAGTACATTCGTTTCACTAGACCCAAGTAATTTAAAAATTACCGATGAAATACCGTATGATGATTTAGATGATTTTATAAGAGCGTATCTTAGTGGTAAGTAAAACAGACAAGCTAAAGTCTTTAAAAAACATAGACCTTTCGCATTTAACTAAAGCAGAAGCTAAAGAATTTACTATTCTTTTAGAAGAATTAGAAAAACGTGAGTTTCAAGAAAAAGCCACAGGCACTTTTATGGATTTTGTAAAATCTATTTGGGCAGAGTTCATTAACGGTGACCACCACGTAAAAATGGCAAAAGCTTTTGACGATATAGCTAGTGGTAAATTAAAACGTCTTATTATCAACATGCCGCCTAGACATACTAAGTCTGAGTTTGCATCGCATTTGTTCCCTGCTTATTTATTAGGTAAAAACCCTAAATTAAAAATTATAGAAGCAACCCACACCGCTGACCTTGCGGTTAACTTTGGACGTAAAGTTAGGGATTTAATTGACGGGGAAGAATATAGAGAACTGTTTCCCGATACCGAGCTAAAAGCTGATAGCCGTTCTGCAGGTAAATGGTTAACAAATAAAGGCGGTGAATACTACGCTGCTGGTATAGGTGGTGCGTTAGCGGGAAGGGGTGCTGATTTGTTTATTATTGATGATCCTCATTCAGAACAAGATGCTATGTCAGATAAAGCTATGGACGAAGCTTATGAATGGTTTATGGCAGGTCCTCGTCAAAGGTTACAGCCTGGAGGTGCAATCGTTATAGTTATGACGCGTTGGAACAAAAAAGATTTAACAGGCAGATTAACTAAGAAAATGGCGCAAGACGAAGGTGCAGATCAATGGGAGATTATAGAATTCCCTGCAATATTACCTAGCGGTACTCCGCTTTGGGAAAATTATTGGAAGTTAGAAGAACTAGAAAGTATTAAAGCTTCGGTTAGTCCAGCAAAATGGGCGGCGCAGTATATGCAAAGACCAACAGGTGAAGGTATTTCAATTATACCTAAAGAATGGTTTACCATTTGGGACGAAAATCAACCTCCGAAATGTGATTATTTAATACAAAGTTACGATACTGCATTTTTAAAATCAGAAAGAGCCGACTTCACAGCTATTACAACATGGGGAGTTTTTTATCCTGAAGGTAAAATAGGTGAAGAAATATATCACGGTAACGAAGCCCATTTAATTTTAATAGACTGTATTAAAGAACGTTTTGATTTTCCTGAATTAAAAGCAGAAGCTTTACGCCTGTATGAGTATTGGACTCCCGATACCGTAATTATCGAAGCTAAAGCTAGTGGTATACCTTTAGTTCAAGAATTACGTAGAGTAGGTATTCCTGTAAATACTTTTAGTCCAGGAAAAGGACAAGATAAAATTGCTAGATTAAATTCTGTATCTCCTATTTTCCAAGATGGTAGAGTCTGGGTACCCGACAACAGATTCGGTGAAGAACTTATGGAAGAAGTTTCTGACTTTCCTGCGGGTGAAAATGATGACCTTGTTGATGCTACAACTTTAGCTTTAGCTAGATTCAGGGAAGGTGGATTTTTACAACTAACAAGTGATTATTTTGAAGAAGAAGAATCCTTTCATGGACAAAGGGTTTATTATTAAGTAAAATCATACTATGATGTATAACTATGGCTATTGAAAAACAACCATTGCAAGCCGTTTCTAATTCTCAAGAAGCTGTTGAGCTTGAAATCATGGAACAACCTGAAGAAGAAACTGAACTTTTTGTTCAACCTGACGGCTCTGTTATTCGAGGCAGTGAAATGCCAGAACAAATCCCTTCTAAGTTTGGAGCAAATTTAGCCGAAGATTTAGACGAGCGAGAATTAGCTACTATCGCAACAGAATTAGTAGGACTTTACGAAGACGATTTAGATTCTCGTTCTGATTGGTTTTCTACTTACACTGAAGGATTAGATTTATTAGGTATTAATGCTGATTCTAGATCCCAACCTTTTGTTGGAGCCTCAGGAGTACACCATCCAATATTAGCAGAAGCCGTAACCCAGTTTCAAGCACAAGCTTATAAAGAAATGTTACCTGCAGGCGGACCTGTTGATACAGAAGTTTTAGGAATGACCGATAACGCTAAAATGGAAAAAGCAAATCGTGTTAAAAACTTCATGAATTATCAAATCACGTATAAAATGGAAGAATACGATCCTGAAATGGATCAGCTTTTATTTTATTTACCTTTATCAGGCTCTGCATTTAAAAAAGTTTACTATGATCCTGCAGTTGGACGTGCAGTAGCCCGTTTTGTTAAAGCAGAAGACCTAGTAGTACCTTACTATGCCGTAGATTTACTAACTTCGCCTAGAATTACCCACGTAATTCACATGACAGAAAACGAATTACGTAAATTACAGCTTTCAGGCTTCTATAGAGACACTGAAATGTCGTCTCCAGGAACAGATTTAGAAAGAACAGACGTTGATGACAAGATAGATGAGCTACAAGGACTAACTAGAACTATAAATGATGAAGAATTTACCCTTTTAGAGATGCATGTAGACTTAGATTTAGAAGGTTATCAAGATATAGACGAAAATGGCGAAGAAACAGGGCTAGGTTTACCGTATATTGTAACTATTTGCAAAGATAACAACGAAATTCTTGCAATTAGACCGAATTATGATGAAAATGACCCCATGCGTAAGAAAATTGAGTATTTTACGCATTATAAGTTCCTTCCTGGACTAGGATTCTATGGTTTTGGGTTAATTCACATGATGGGTGGATTAACTAAGTCAGTTACTGCGATTTTACGTCAATTAATAGACGCAGGGACCCTTTCTAACCTTCCCGCAGGATTTAAATCCCGTGGATTAAACATTCAAAAGCATGATGATCCGTTACAGCCAGGAGAATGGCGAGATGTCGATGCTCCAGGAGGCAGATTACAAGATGCTTTCCTTCCGTTACCTTATAAAGAACCTAGCGGTACTTTAGCTAGTTTATTAGGTTCATTAGTTGATTCTGGTAAAAGATTTGCAGCAACAGTAGAAGATCCAACAGGAGACGGTAATTCTGAAGCTCCTGTGGGTACTACAGTAGCCCTTATGGAGAAAGGACAAAGAGTTATGTCTGCTATCCATAAAAGATTGCATTATGCACAAAGATGCGAGTTTAAAATTTTAAAAAGAGTGTTTAGCGAATTTTTACCGCCTGAATACCCTTATCAAGTACAAGGTGCTTCAGAAAATGTATTTAAGGAGGATTTTGATAGTTCTGTAGATGTTATACCTGTTAGCGACCCAAATATTTTTAGTATGACGCAAAGAATTACTTTAGCACAAACACAACTACAAATGGCGCAAGCTGCACCTCAATTACATGATTTACGAGAATCTTACCGAAAAATGTATTTAGCGTTAAATATTAAAGATATTGACTCATTATTACCTCCAGAAGCAGAAGTTCCTGCAAGAGATCCGATATCGGAACAACAAGCGGTATTAACAGGTAATCCTATAAAAGCTTACGAGTTTCAAAACCATGAAGCTTATATCGCTAGCCATAGTGCATTTATGCAAAATCCAATGGTGCAATCTAATCCTGTGGCTACCCAAGCGATAGGAGCTAATATACAAGAACATCAGGCGATGTTGTACAGACAACAAATAGAACAAGCAATGGGTCAACCGCTTCCACAAATAGCTGAAGGACAAATGCCTCCAGAAGTTATGAATCAAATTGCAGCACAAGCCGCACAAGCGACTCAACAAGTTACAGGTCAAGCACAAGCCATGGCAGAAGCCGCAGCAGCAGCACAACAAAATCCACAAATGGAAATGTTCCAACAACAACTGCAATTAGAAAAAGAACAATTAATGCAAAAATCAGAAGATGATATGCGAGACGCGGAAGTAGCTATGACTAAAGCACAACTAGATGCGCAAATTAAACGTGAAAAGATAGAAGCAGATCTTAGAGTTGCTGATACTAAAACAGCAGTTGAATTACAAGAATTAGAGCAAAAAGCAAAAGCTGATGCAGAAAAGAACTACACCGAGCTAGTAAAAACAGTTAGGGAAAGTAGAAAACAAAACGGAGAAAAATAATGCATAGAAATAAAGACTACCCGTCGCCTTCTAAGAAGGTTAATAGAGCTGCTCCTAGTGAGCCAAAAATGGTAGATAGTACTAAAACACAATCTGTTAAAGCAGGTGAGTGTTTAGATAAACCTGAAGAGGCTAAAGTTAAAGCAGCTTACGGTCAAACTAAAGGACTTCTTTGGTATAGGTCAATTAAATAAGTGGACTATATCATGGCTACGGAGCATTTGCTTCGTAAATATCGTGAGAGGATAGAAGCTCTCACGCAAACGCTTGCTTCTGGGAGTATTGAAGATTTTCAACAATACCAAAGGATAGTGGGTGAAATAACAGGTTTGAGGATCGCCGAACAGGAGATTCAAACCTTACATTCTAATATGGAGGATGCATATGACGACTAAAGTCGAAAGAAAAACTGTTCCAGATAGGGTATTAAGGGATTTTGGAAGTGATAAAGCTGCTATTTTACAAAAAGAAGCAGAACCTACAATCACTCCTGAAAACTTAGACTCTCATGCAGAATCGCTACCACGTCCAACGGGGTATCGTATTTTAATATTACCTTTTACACAATCTAGTATAACTAAAGGTGGCATACATTTAACTAAAGAACTGGTTGACAAAGAAAGAATTGCAACTGTTGTTGGTTATGTTGTCGCGTTAGGACCAGATGCGTATAGTGACCCACATAAGTTTCCTGCGGGAGCTTGGTGTAAACAAGGTGATTGGGTAATCTTTGGCAGATATGCTGGAGCTCGTTTTCAAATAGAAGGTGGCGACATGCGTCTTTTAAATGATGATGAGATTCTAGCCTGTATAGACGATCCCGAAGCAATTTTATCATAACAATCTTGAGGAGGACTCATGCAAAATAACGAAGCAGAAAAAATAGAACTAGAATTAGAACTTCCTGAAGGGGAAGTAGATGTTAGGGAAGCTGATGTAGATACATCGATTCCAGATAATATTCAACAAGAAGAAACAGTTGTTGAGGAAACAAAAGCTGAAACAAGTAAAGAATTAGATGAGATTAGTGAGTCAGTACAAAAACGTATTGATAAATTAACTTATAAGATGCGAGAAGCAGAAAGACAGCGAGATGAAGCTGTTACTTATGCTCAAAGTGTTAATCAAACAGCTACTGATTTAAAAGAAAAGTTAAAGAATTCTGATTCTTCCCTTTTCAAAGAGTACGATAACAGGGTACAATCAGAGATTGAAAGAGCAAAAGCTCTTTTAAAAGAGGCGCAGGATGCTGGAGACGGAGAAGCTGTTGCAAATGCAACTGAAATGCTTTCTAGAGCGAGTGCTGAAGCAACTAATTTAAAAAGGTTAGCTATTCAGCAGCAAGTTAAGCAAAAACAACAGCCTGAAGAAGTTCCTGTTGAGCCTTATCAGCCGACTTTACACCCTCAGGCGGCGGGACCAGATCCTAAAGCAGAGGAATGGGCGGCTAAAAATAAATGGTTTGGAGATGATCAAGCAATGACTTTCGCAGCTTTTGGAATACATAAACAGTTAGTAGAGGAAGGAATTGATCCTGCTAGTGATACGTATTACTCAGAAGTTGATAAAAGAATGCAAGAAAATTTCCCACACAAGTTTTCTAACGAGCAATCTGCCCCCGTGCAACAGGTTGCTGCTTCTAGCAGAGGTGCTAGTGGTAAAAAATCATCACGCAAAATAAAATTGACACCTAGTCAAGTAGCAATAGCTAAAAGACTAAACGTGCCATTAGAAGAATATGCTAAGCATATCGAAGGAGTATAAAAATGACTGAAGATAATAAAACAACAGAGGTCAGTACTGATCGTAACTCACGATCTGCAGAGACACGAGACTCTCAAACTCGCAGAACGCCTTGGGCACCCCCATCCATGTTGGATGCACCCGAACCACCTCCTGGATACCAGTTCAGGTGGATAAGAGAAGCTACTAGAGGGATTGAGGATAAATCTAATATGTCTAAACGTATTAGAGAAGGATATGAGCCTGTGAGAGCAGAAGATTACCCTGAATTTGAAGCCCCCACTATTGATAGTGGTAGTAACTCTGGAGTCATTGGTGTTGGAGGATTAATTCTTGCTAAAGTTCCAGTTGAAACAGCTAACGAACGAAATGCTTACTTTAAAGATCAAGCAGATTCGGCGATGCAAGGTGTAGATCAAAACTTTATGCGAGAAAGCGACGCTAGAATGCCTATAAAAGATAGTGATATCCAAAGGACTTCTAAAGTTGCGTTTGGTAGTAAACCTACCAAAAACGGATAATAATAACAATGTATATAACCAAAGGAGACAATCATGGCTAATACAAATAAACCAGATGGTTTTACTCCAGCATATCATATGTACGGTGGTGTTATTCGTCCTGCTAAAATGAGAATCGCAAGTGCAACTAACGCATCAATCTTTTCAGGTGATGTAGTTAATTTATCTAGCGGATATGTCATTCAAGGCACGGCGACTGGTACTCCTATCGGCGTATTTTACGGGGTATACTATACCGCAACTGACGGTACTCCAACTTTTTCTAAAGTTTGGACTGCTGACACTGCGACACTCGGCGGAGACGATGCGGAAGCTCTCGTTTATAATGATCCTGCGATCGTTTACGAAGCTCAATTTACAGCAGGTACACCTGCAGTAAGTTTTATCGGCTCTAAATACACTCTTTCAACTACAGCTGGTTCAACAACCAACGGTAGGTCTAAAGAGGGTGTGACTGCAACAACATCAAGTGGTGTAGCGTTATGTGTAGGATTCGCTTCGCAACCAAGCAACTCAATAGGTGCTTATGCGAGAGGATTGTTTACATTCCCGACTAACACATTTGCTGTATAATCTAAGGAGAATAAATAATGGCAATTAATAGAGCCCAACTAGTTAAAGAACTAGTACCAGGACTCCATGCTCTCTTTGGATTAGAGTATGAGAGATATAATAATGAACACGAAGACATCTTCGATACCGAGAGTTCTGAAAGAGCGTTCGAGGAAGAAGTAATGTTAAGTGGGTTTGGTGAAGCACCGACTAAAGGAGAAGGAGCAGCGGTTATTTATGACACAGCTCAAGAATCTTGGACATCGCGTTTTACTCATGAAACAATAGCATTAGCGTTTGCGTTAACTGAAGAAGCTATCGAAGATAATCTTTACGATACACTTTCTTCAAGATACACAAGAGCTTTAGCTAGATCTATGCAACAAACTAAACAAGTGAAGGCTGCTAACGTATTAAACAATGCGTTTAGTTCTTCATATGTTGGTGGAGATGGAAAAGAGCTTTGCGCTACAGACCATCCAACGGTTGCTAATGTTGACTTGAGAAACGAGCTTTCTACAGCAGCAGACTTAAATGAAACTTCATTAGAGCAAGCGTTAATTGATATCGCTGACTTTAAAGATGAAAGAAATTTAAAAGTCAATGCACAAGCAAAGAAATTAATTATTCCACCTGCTTTGCAATTTGTAGCTGATAGATTACTGGAAACTCCAGGAAGAGTCGGTACTTCAGATAATGACATCAACGCAATTAGAAACATGGGAATGATTTCTGAAGGCTATGTTGTAAATCATTATCTAACAGATACTGATGCTTTCTTCATCAAAACTGACGTACCTAACGGAATGAAACATTTTGTTAGAACGCCTGTATCAACTAGTATGGAAGGTGACTTCGAAACTGGTAATGTAAGATATAAGGCTAGAGAACGTTATAGCTTTGGTTGGAGTGATTGGAGAGGAATCTTCGGTTCACCAGGAGCGTAATTCATTAATTTGAATAATTAAAGGGAGCTTCGGCTCCCTTTTCTTTTGTAGGCGAATGATATACAATCAGAAGACTAGGATTTATTAACTTGTTCTACAGACTGACCTAGCAGACAAGCCGAGACGGTAGAACTTATTTCCTTAGGAGGAAATTATGGCAAATTCAACATTTAACGGACCAGTTAGGTCTGAAAATGGTTTTAAAGTAATATCGATTAATAGTACAACAGGCGCAGAAACTGATGTAGCGACTATTGCGTCTACAGGTATTGTTACTGATAAATACGTAAAACACGTAGGTTTTGCAACTGGAGTAACAGTTAATACTACAGCGGGAGATTCACCTGCTATAGGAGAGTTTACACAGCCTGCAAACACTATTATTACAGATATTAAAGTCTTTTGCGCTACTGCACCAGTTATAGGAACAGGAGACATAGGATATGAAGTTGGTACTTCAAGTTCAGGTGCACAAATCGTTGCAGCTCAAACAGATGAAATTCTTGATGGCGGTACTACTGTAGTGGTGGGTAACGTTACTTTAACTTCTCTTGTTGTTCAAACTCAAGATGCAACTACTGCACCAGCTTCAGTTCAATACACATCTGCTGAAAGAACTATCTACTGTAATATTACTAATACAGTTGACGCAACTACTGCGGGTTCTTTTACATTTATTATTGAATACGTACAAATCGCTTAATAGGAGTAAATTATGGCAGACGCAGTCACCAGTCAAAAAATTATTGATAATGACAGGAAGCTAGTTTATAAATTTACTAATATCTCTGACGGTACTGGAGAGTCTTCTGTTCAAAAAGTAGACGTTTCAGGACTAAACACTAACAATGAAGGAGAAACGTGTACAAGAGTAACCTTATCGCAACTATGGTACGACATAGGCGGTATACGAGTCACTCTTGAATGGGACGCGACTTCTAATGTTGTATGTACGGTTTTAGGGGGTAGTGCGGCAGCAGGAGTAGTCTCAGGTCATATGGACTTTAGAGAATGGGGCGGTCTCCCGAATAACGCAGGTAGTGGTATAACAGGCGATCTGGATTTAACTACTCATGGACACACTAACCATGACCATTATACGATAGTAGCCGAATTTGTTAAAAGTTATTAATAATGGCAACTTCAGGAACTCGTACATTTAGTTTAGATGTAGCGACCGCAATAGAAGAAGCATACGAGCTTGCAGGACTGGAAGCTCGTACTTCTTATGATGCTGTTACAGCTAGACGTTCTTTAAATATTATGTTTGCCGATTGGTCAAACAGAGGTATTCAAATGTGGGAAATAACTAAGGTAGAACTTAGTCTCACTGAAGGAACTAATGAATACACTATAAATGCTTTTGATATTGATATTTTAGATGCATACATTCAAAGAACAGTCAATGACACAGTTACTGATCTTCCTTTAGACAGAATAGACCGTAATGAATTTGTAGGAATTCCTAATAAAACAACTAAAGCAAGATCAACTGAATATTGGTTAGAACGTTTAAAAACCCCTGTTATTCATTTATACCCAACACCAGAGAACTCAACTGACAAACTCATTTACTATGTTTGGCGTAGAATAGAAGACGCTACAGCGCAAACTAACGATATAGACATACCTAGTAGGTTTATGCCTTGTTTAGTTTCAGGGTTAGCTTACTATTTGTGTTTAAAAAAGAATGTGCAAAAACTAGGTATAATGAAAGAACAATACGAACAAGATTTAGCGAATGCGTTAAGATACGATGAAGACCGTTCCCCTTTAAGACTTGTTCCTAAACATGAGTATATATAATGGCATACGCTTCAGGTAAATACGCTTACTTTATATGTGATAATTGCGGTTTTAAATACCCGTATAAAACTGCGTCTATTTCATGGGATAATTTTAGAGTATGTGAAGAATGCTATGAGCCTAAACATCCTCAACTAGATCCTCCACCTGTTTCAGTCGACGCAGAAACTTTATGGAAGCCTCGTCCTGAAACAACTATACCAAAAAGTGCAAACGGAATTGTAAGTACAACAAATCTTTCAGCAGGTGGAATGACTTTTCACTCAGATCCTATAGGAACTGTTTTTGAAGGTTATGAAGCTACAACAACTTTAGGTACTATAACGGTGGTTACATAATGGCAGGATTTACATACAGTGGGTTAAAAACAGCAGTTCAAAACTATTTAGATAATACAGAAACTACTTTCGTAAACACCTTAGATACATTTATACAAACAGCAGAAGAGCGCATTTTAAAAGGAGTTGAATTACCTGTTTTCCGTAAAAACGTGACTGGAAGTCTCACTACAGGAAATACTTATTTAGCTATGCCTACTGATTTTTTATCTCCGTACAGTTTAGCTTTAATCGACTCATCTAGTAATTACAGTTATTTATTATTAAAACACGTTTCTTGGATTAGGGATTACACTCCAGCAGTAGCCACAACAGGCAAACCCCTTTACTATGCACAGTTTGATGAAGATAGTTTTATTATAGCTCCTACCCCTGATGCCAATTATTCTGTAGAATTACATTATAATTACAGACCTAATTCTTTAACTACAGTAGGAGATAGTAATCAAAGTTGGTTATCGGAAAATGCTCCGAACGCTATGTTATACGGTGCTTTAGTAGAAGGAGCAGTGTTTATGAAATCAGCTCCTGATGTTATTATGTTATACGAACAAAAATTTCAAGAAGCATTAGCGATGTTAAAACTATTAGGTGAGTTTAAAGATGTTAGAGATGAAGCAAGACATGACCAAGTAAAAATAATCGCTCCTGGAGGTGCAAATGTTTAGTGTAGACACTGAAACAACAATAGGACAAGTAAATGTTCAAACAACGGATAATAAAGGATTAAGTCCAGAATACTGGGCTCAAAGAATAATGGAACGACTAATAGCTGTAAGCGATAACGCTGATCCTATGGTTAAGGCGCAAGCTGAAGCATTTAAAGATCATATACATGCTGTCGTTTTATTGTATATGAAACAGGCTATTGTTAGCGACAGAGCTACTGTAGCAGGTTTATTAGATAAACAAGGTCATAGTGATATGGCTGATATAATAAGGAGACTGTAATGGCAATAACCCAAGCAATGTGTACGTCTTTCAAAAAAGAACTTTTGGAAGCAGTACATAATTTTAAAAACTCAGGCGGTAACGATTTTAAATTAGCCCTATACACTAGTTCAGCTAGTTTAGGAGCTTCTACTACTGCATACACAACAAGTAATGAGGCAAGTGGAACGAACTACACTGCAAAAGGAGCTTCGCTAACGCGAGTAGATCCTTCAAGTTCAGGTACTACTGCTTTAACCGATTTTGCTGATTTAACTTTTAGTTCAGCAACTATTACTGCAAACGGAGCTATGATTTTTAATGATACTGCATCAGGAGATCCTGCTGTTTGTGTTTTAGCATTCGGTGGAGATAAAACTTCAACTAATGGCGATTTTACTATTCAATTTCCTGCAGCAGATGCTTCTAACGCTATTATAAGAATAGCTTAGTAGCCTATGGCTAATTTAACGGGTTGGGGTAGAGGTACTTGGGGTCAACTGACCTTTGGTGAACCAATACCCGCAGTAGTCACAGGAGTTGCAAGTACTTCCGCACTAGGAAGTGAAACTGTTGTTGCTACAGCTGTTATTGCAGTTACAGGAGTTGCAGGTACTTCCGCACTAGGAAGTGAAACTGTTGTTGCTACAGCTACCCTAGCAGTAACAGGTAACGTAGGTACTTCTACGTTGGGTAGTGAAACCGTTGCCGCAGAAGCAAACATTTCCGCTTCTGGTAACGCAGGTACTTCCGCACTAGGTAACGCCATTACAGCAGGTGCGGCAGTCACAGGAGTTTCAGGTTCGGCTTCAGCAGGAGAACTAGGCGATGAGTCGGTTACTGCAGGAGCTACCGTACTTGTAACAGGAAATGCAGCTACTTCAGGATTAGGAAGTGTTACAACTACATCAGCTAACGTGCTTACAGTTACAGGAGTATCTAGCACAGGAACATTAGGTTCTATAACAGTTTTAGCAAATAATGTAATAGTTGTTGAAGGAGTTTTTGGTACAGGAACAGCAGCTAGAGTGAATGTTTGGGGTCTTGTGCCCGATAGTCAAACACCTAGTTACAGTGAAGTAAGTGTTTCACAAACACCTAGCTATACTAATGTTACTGATAATCAAACTCCTGATTGGAAAGAAGTTGCTTAATTTTTAAAAGAATATGATATATAATCAAATTGGAGAATAACAATGGCAAGTACATACGTAAATAACCTAAGACTAAACGAAATGGGCACAGGTGATGCCAGTGGTACTTGGGGCAACACAACTAATACAAATTTAGAGTTAATTGGAGAAGCTTTAGGATACGGCACAAGAGCTATAGCCAATGCTTCTACTGATAATATAACTATCGCAGACGGAGCATCTGATGCAGATAGATCGATGTATCTTAAACTTACTGGAGGCGGACAAGCCTGTACAGTAACTTTATTACCTAATACGGTTTCTAAAGTATGGATAATAGAAAACGCTACTTCTTATACTCTTACATTTACCGCAGGTAGTGGAGCTAATGTTGCAATAGCCGCAGGTCAAGTAAAAGCAATAGCTACTGATGGTGGTGGTTCTGGTGGAGTTGTTTACGATCTTTTTACAGATTTAGAGTTAACAGGAAACATTACTGCTTCTACTTCAGTAACAGCTCCTTTAATAGAAGCCTCAACTTCAGTACAAACACCTCTTATAGAATTTTCAGACGGTGATGATGCTATTACTATTGCTGATGGCGGTGGTACTACTTTTGCAGCAGCAGCTACTTTTAGTAGTTCTATTACTGCGGCTTCACTAGACATATCTGGCGATATAGACGTAGACGGCACGACTAACCTAGATGTAGTAGATATAGATGGTGCTGTAGATATGGCTTCTACTTTAGGAGTTACTGGTGTAGTAACAGCCAACGCAGGTGTAGTAGTAGATACCATGACTTTAGATGCAGCAACGCTTACAGCTACAGGTGATTTTACTATTGACGCAGCAGGAGACATCGTTCTTGATGGAGATGGTGCGGATATTTTATTCAAAGATGCAGGAAGTTTAATTGGCTTTTTAAGTATGGCTAGTAGCAATCTTAATCTTACAAATAATGCTTCTGATGGCGATATTATATTTACTGGTAATGATGGTGGCTCTAGTGTAACAGCCCTCACCCTTGATATGTCAGCGGCAGGTGCAGCTACTTTTAACAGCACAATCAATGGTGCAGGTATATTATCTAACGCTGCTAATTTTGGTGAAGGTCTTTTAATTAGTCAAGATGCTGGTACAGGTACACTTTCATCTGCTAATAGAAATACAGGGTTTGGTTATGAAGTTTTTGATGACTTAACATCTGGTGACGATAATACAGCTTTTGGTCAACAAGCGTTAGCTGCATTAACAACAGCTGGACATAATACAGCTGTAGGCTCTAATGCATTAGAAGCTAACACTACAGGTGCTCAAAACGTAGCAGTTGGCTCTTTAGCTTTAGACTCTGCTACAACAGCAGATAATAATGTTGCAGTTGGTTATGGTTCTTTAGGCGTAAACACTACAGGTGCTCAAAATATAGCTATAGGTTCATTTTCTTTAGATGCTAATACTACAGCATCAAACAATGTTGCTATTGGTTACGCATCTTTAGGCTCAAACACTACAGCTTCAGATAATACAGCAGTTGGCAAATTTTCTTTAACAGCAAACACTACAGGTACTCAAAACACAGTTATTGGTGCTAGTGCAGGGGTAGCTTTAACAACTGGTGGAAATAATGTTGCGGTAGGTTTTGAGGCTTTAAAAAATGAAGATGCACATGGTCTTAATACCGCAATAGGAACTCAGGCTTTATTTACACAAAATGCAGGAGCAGATGCTTACAATGTAGGAGTTGGTTATCAAGCAGGAGCTGCAATAACCACAGGTACAAACAACACTATTATAGGTGGTCTTGCAGGTGACGCTACTACTACAGGTGAAAGAAATACCGCAGTTGGTACCTCGTCTTTAACAACAAATACAACAGGTAGTGGAAACTCAGCTTTCGGTTATAAGTCTTTAGAAAACAGTACCACTGCTTCTAACAATACAGCTTTTGGTCAAGATACTCTTAGAGCAACTACCACTGGTGCTGAAAATACTGCTGTTGGTTTAGATACTTTAGACGCTAATACTACAGGAACTAGTAATGTAGCTATGGGTAATGATGCTCTAGGTGGTAACACTACTGGTAGTTATAATATTGCAATAGGTAGAGTAGCTCTTACATCTAATACAACAGCTGATAATAATATAGCAATCGGATATAACACTTTAAATGCTAATTCAACTGGAGCTTTAAATGTTGGAATCGGCAACTATGTTTTAGACGCTAACACTACAGCTAGTAATAATGTTGGTATTGGTTACAATTCTTTATCAGCAAATACAACAGGTGCTTTTAACACCGCAGTTGGTTCTGTAACACTAGACGCTAATACCACAGCTTCAAACAATACTGGAATTGGTTATAATGCTTTAGGAGCTAACACTACAGGTGCTGCAAATACAGCTCTTGGATATAATGCTTTAGATGATAATACTACTGCTTCAAATAACGTAGCTATTGGTTCACAAGCTTTAACAGCAAATACTACAGGTACAGCTAATACTGCTGTAGGTACTCTTGCTTTACTAGCAAATACAACTGCTAATGACAATACAGCAATGGGTACAAGCTCTTTAGCTGCAAACACTACAGGTACTAGAAATACAGCATTAGGTAGAAGTGCTTTAACAGCAAACACTACAGGTGACTATAACACAGCAGTTGGAACTTTTGCTTTGGATTCAACTACAACAGCAGATGGTAACACAGCAGTTGGATATGGTGCGATGGATGTTAATACTACAGGAGCTAATAATGTAGCTATTGGTATGCAAGCACTAGACGCTAACACTACAGCTTCTAACAACACCGCAGTTGGTTATAACTCTTTAACAGCAAACACTACAGGTAATCTAAACATAGCTGTTGGTAATGAGTCATTAGCAACAAATACAGTAGGCGATAGAAACGTAGCTATAGGTTATCAAGCCTTAACAACTTTTAACCCTGCATCAAATGTTGATGCTTATAACACAGCAATGGGTCATGTAGCATTAAAAGCTCTGACTACAGGTACTCTTAATACAGCTATTGGTGGTCAATCTATGGAAAGTGCTACAACAGGTGGTAGTAATACTGCTATGGGCTATGGTGCTTTAAATGCTAATACAACTGCTTCAAATAACACCGCAGTTGGCAAATCTGCTTTAGGAGCAAACACCACAGGTGCTGATAATACAGCTATAGGTTTTCAAGCTTTAGATGCTAATACTACTGGTAATTACAACACTGCAGTTGGTTTAAATGCTTTATCAAGTAATACAACCGCAGATACTAATACAGCAGTTGGATACGCTTCTCAGTTTTTAAATACTACAGGTGCTGGAAATACCTCACAAGGTTATGTAGCACTTTATGCAAACACTACAGGTGCAGGTAATTCAGCATTTGGTAGAGGTTCTTTAGAAGCAAATACTGAAGGTGATTATAATACTGCTGTAGGAAGAACAGCTTTAGGAGCAAACACTACAGGTATTAATAATGTAGCATTAGGTACTTTTGCTTTAGACGCAAACACTACAGCTAATTCAAACATAGCAGTTGGTTATAACTCTTTGAGCAATAACACCACTGGAAATACTAATACAGCAGTGGGTACAAGTGCTTTATTTACTAATACAGTAGGTGATAGAAACGTAGCTATTGGACACCAAACTTTGTACTATACTATACCTGATTCAAATGTTGATATGTACAATGTCGCTGTTGGTTATGAAGCTTTGTTACAAAACACTACAGGTACTAATAATGTTGCCATAGGTGGTTTAGCATTAGATGCAAACACTACCGCAAGTAATAATACCGCAGTTGGTAAATCTGCTTTAGGAGCAAATACTACAGGTACTAGAAATAACGCCTTTGGTTCTTTATCTTTAGACGCTACAACAACAGGTTCTTATAATAATGCTTTTGGTTATAGCTCTTTAAGTTCAAACACAACAGGTGCTGAAAATATTGCAGTTGGTGATAATTCTTTGTTAGACAATACAACTGGCGACAAAAACACAGCATTAGGTACAAGTTCTTTAGCAAACAACACAACAGCAGACAACAACACAGCCGTAGGTTATTCAGCTTTAAATGCAAACACAACTGGTGCTAATAACACTGGTATTGGTGGAAGTGCTTTAGCAGCAAACACCACCGCACATAATAATGTGGCTATGGGATATTTTGCAATGGCATTAAATACCACAGGAACAGACAATGTAGCAATGGGTTTTGCTGCCCTAGATGCAAATACAACTGGTGATGACAATACTGCTATTGGAGATAATGCTCTTGGTGCTAATACCACAGCAGATAGCAACACAGCAGTTGGCAGCTCTGCTTTAGGAACTAACACAACAGGTGCTGAAAATGTAGCTATGGGAACTTTTTGTTTAGAAAATAATACGACAGGTTCTCAAAATACTGCTATTGGGCATAGAGCTTTAGATGCTAATACTACAGCAGCAAGCAACACCGCAGTAGGTTTTGCATGTTTAGGAGCAAATACTACCGCAACTAGTAACACCGCAGTTGGCAAATCTGCTTTAGGAGCAACCACAGTAGCAGGCAGTAATACAGCTGTTGGTTATAACGCACTAGATACTAATACTACTGGAGCAAGTAATACGGCTGTTGGTGCTGAAGCTTTAGATGCTAACACTACAGCTTCTTATAATGTTGCAGTTGGTGAAGTTGCAATGCGTCTTACTACAACTGGTGCTGCTAATGTAGCGGTTGGTAGAGCTTCTTTTTATACTAATACTACAGGTAGTGACAATACAGCTGTTGGTAATGCGGCTTTATATAGTGCTACCACAGCATCAAATAATACAGCAGTTGGACATGATGCAGGATTATCAGTAACCACAGGTGCTAATAATACATTAATCGGTTCTTTAGCAGGCGATGCTATTACAGAAGGCTCAAATAACATTATGATTGGTTATCAAGCAGAAGTTGGTGCTGCTACAGGGAGCAATCAAATATGTATTGGTATTGATATAAATGCTGGTGGAGATAATAATTTTAGTTTTGGTAAAGCCAGTAATGTTGTTACCAACGATTTTGATGCTGATGCAGATTGGTCACGAAGTTCTGATGTTAGATTAAAAAGAAATATTGAAGATACAACATTAGGTTTAAGTTTTATTAATGATTTAAGACCTATAAAATTTCAATGGAAGCCATCTAATGAAGTCCCAGAAATAATGACTTCAGAATACAATAAAGAAAATCAAAAGAATTTAGATTATATTAATCATGGTTTTATAGCACAAGAAGTTAAAGAAGCTATAGATAATCATGGAGATACAACTTTTGGTGGTTGGCATATTGATGAAAACGACAATGAAACTCAAAGAATTAAAAAGAATATGTTTATTATGCCTTTAATTAAGGCAGTACAAGAACTGTCTACGCAAGTAGATGAATTAAAACAAGAGTTAAAAACTCTAAAAGGAGAATAAAATGGCACAAACAGTAACAGAATGTTTAGCAGCAGGAACTGATAGCGTAAACTTAATTGATGGTGTAAAAGCTGGAAGTTGGGACGTTGAAGGAATGACACAAGCTGAAATAAACGAGATGGTTCAAAGAAACGTAGACCACTTATCTACAATCTTACTATACGAACCAGTTGATTCTGATGATGACACTCCAGATGTAAAAGGTGCAGCAAGCAGTAAAAAAACTACTCACGTTGCAGCAGTTACAACTGGTACTGATTACATCGCAGCAAATTAATTTAATAAGTGTAACAATCACAGCTGACCTAAGGGTTGAGGTGTGCAAACTCAAACTAAACCTGAGGAGGTAAATTAAATGAGTAATAAAGAAGAAGATAATAAAGCAGTAATCGGGGATAAAGAAATTTTAGAGTCAGAAATGACAGAACAACAAAAATATCTTGCTAACCAAATAACTGATTTAAGAAATAAAGAAGCTAAATTAAAATTTGATTTAGATCAAATAGTAGCCGCTTTAAATGTTTTTCAAAATACCTTTATAGCTTCGACGCAAGAAGTTGCAGATGAAGTATTAACCGAAAAAGATAAGGGAGATAAAGAATGATAGAATTAGTAATGTGGATTACCACAATAATCGCGGTTGCTTCACTAATAGCCGCTTCAACACCAACACCGAAAGATGACAAATGGATTGGTAAATTTTATAAATTTATTGATTTATTAGCCTTAAACATAGGTAAAGCCAAAGATAAGTAATGGTCACGGTAAAGGATGCTTTAGCAGAACTTAACGCACATGAAAGAGAGTGCGCTATTCGATACGAATATATTGAAAAACGTCTCGATGAGGGTTCTGCTAAATTTAAAAGATTAGAAATGTTGTTATGGGGGGTTTATCCATTTATACTAGGTTCTATAGTTTTTGCTGCCTTTATCTAGGAGAGAACAGTGCCTTTACAAAAATTTGTTTTTAGACCAGGAATAAACAAAGAATCGACAGCTTACGCTAATGAAGGAGGTTGGTTTGATTCTAATTTAGTGCGTTTTCGTAAAGGTTTGCCTGAAAAAATAGGGGGTTGGACTAAAGCTACTGGAACTACTTTTAAATCTACAGGACGAGCAATGCATGCTTGGACGGATAACGATGGAACTAGATTAATCGGTTTAGGTACAACTTGGAAATACTATGCGGTAGAAGGACAAGTTTATTACGATGTAACACCTATTCGAGCAACGACAACTGACGGAATTACTTTTGCTGCTACTGACGGCAGTTCAACTATAACAGCTACTGACAGTAATCATCAAGTTGTTCTTAATGACTTTGTTACAATAAGCGGAGCAGTTAGTTTAGGCGGGCTTGTTACGGCTGCTGTATTAAATCAAGAATATCAAGTAACTTCAGTACCCACCGCAAATACTTTTACTTTTACAGCTAAAGATACTAGTGATAACACAGTTACTGCTAATTCTAGCGATTCAGGTAATGGTGGGTCTAGTGCAGATGCTGCATATCAAATAAATGTGGGTTTAGATGTTTACGTGCCGTCCACAGGGTGGGGTTCTGATTATTGGGGTTCAGGAACTTGGGGCAGTGTTTCTGCTTTAGGAGCTAATAATCAATTACGTATTTGGTCACATGATAACTTCGGTGAAGATTTAATTATGAATGTTCGCGGAGCAGGTGTTTATTATCACGACGTAGGGGGAGGAGTTTCTAATAGAGCAGTGGCTCTTTCTGCACTTACTGATTCTAATTTAGCTCCTACCGTAGCCTTACAAGTTTTAGTTTCTGATATAGATAGACATGTTATTTGTTTTGGAGCAGATCCAATAAGTGCTTCAGGAGTGACTAGAACAAACGTAGTTGATCCGATGTTTATAGCTTGGAGTGATCAAGAAAATGCAGAACAATGGGAACCTTTACCGACTAACACGGCAGGATCTTTTAGACTTTCAGCAGGATCTTCAATTATAGGAGCTCTTAGAGCAAGACAAGAAACTTTAGTTTGGACAGATACTTCATTATATTCAATGTCTTTTGTAGGACAACCATTTACTTTTGCAGTTAATTTAGTTAATGAAGGAGTTGGGTTAGTTGGACCTAATGCTATGATAAACACCCCTAAAGGAGTGTTTTGGATGGATAAAAAAGGTTTTTATTCTTACACAGGTCAAATACAACAAATGCCTTGCACCGTTGATGAGTATGTTTTTACTGATATAAACCAAACACAAAGTTATCAAATATTTGCTTTTCTAAATAAAGCTTTCGATGAGGTAGGTTGGTTTTATTGTTCAGGAACAAACAACGTTATTGATAAATATGTTACTTATAATTACGAAGAAAATGTTTGGATGATTGGAGAACTTTCTAGAACTTGTTGGTTAGATGAAGGAGTTTTTCCTGATCCTAAAGCTACCTCATCTACAAACGATGTAGGTTATTTATATAATCATGAAACAGGAGACGATAACGATGGCACCGCGATGACTAATGTGTTTATAGAGTCTAGTGACTTTGATCTTGATCCTGCAGGGGAAGATTTCCAGTCCATAAGTAGAATAATCCCCGACATTAAATTCACAGGAGACGCTAGTTTAGGCAGTGAGGGTCAAAAAGTAGACATAGTTTTAAAAAGAAGAAATTTTCCTGGAGAGGAATTAACTACCGCAGTAACAAGTTCTTGTACTTCAGTTACTACTAAAATAGATACAAGAGTAAGGGGAAGACAAGCAGTTTTACGTATTCAATCTAACGATGATAACACCAACGTTATAGGTACATCGTTCAGAATAGGAGCTATGCGTATGGATGTAAAGCCTGATGGAAAAAGATAATGGCTAAACTATTAGAAACGAAACTGCCTTACGCTGTTTCGCCTGTTACTTCAGTTACTGCAGCTTTGTTGTTTAATCGTTTAGTAAGGATTTTAGAATTAAGTCTAGGTCGGGTAGATATTGGAGCGACAATAAATGTTAATGAAACACAAAGAAACATAAACCAATTCAATAAAGGCGATGTTATTTGGAATTTATCCACACAACAGCTACAATTATGGACAGGAGAACAATGGGTAGATATCTATCAAGGTTCCGAAAAAGGAGTAGAGGGGGTTACAGCATTAGGAAATGTCTCAATTTCTACAGGTGGTTCAACAACAATAATATTAGGAGAGTAAGTATGAACATAGATAAACTTAGAGAAGAATTAACATTTGACGAAGGATGTATTAATAAAATATATCTTGATCATTTAGATTACCCTACTTTTGGAATAGGTCATTTAGTATTAAAATCTGATCCAGAACATGGGAAAGACATAGGAACTCCTGTTTCAGAAAAAAGAATAAAAGAATGTTTCGAAAAAGACATACAAAATGTTATAAATGATTTAGATAGAAATATGACATGGTGGAAAGATTTACCAGAAGATTTACAAAGAGTTATGGCTAATATGTGTTTTAACTTAGGTATAACTAGGTTATTAAAATTTAAAAAGTTTTTAAGTGCGATGGAAGAACATAAATGGGATAAAGCCGCAGTTGAAATGTTAGATAGTCGTTGGGCTATACAAGTAGGTCCAAGAGCTATAAGATTGAAAGATAGAGTATTAAAACAAGGAGACTAAAATGCCACACGGACCAGGATCATACGGAACTACAAGAGGCAGACCGCCTAAAAAGAAGATGAAGAAGATAAAGAAAAAGAAAAAGACAAAGAAATAATGCCAGCAAAAAAGAAAACACATAAAACTAAAGACGGCAGAACCGCTAGAAAAGGTCTTTATTACTATATAAATAAAAAGAAAAAAGAAGGCAGAAAGCCTCGTAAAAAAGGAGCTAAAGGTGCCCCTACAAGGGAGGCTTTTATACGTTCTGCTAAAACAGCAAAAAAACCTAAAAAGAAAAAATAATGCCTCGTAAAAAAGAAAAGTCTATAAGACGTACTACAGGTAAAGGCGGTAATTATCGCAAAACTAAATCTGGCGCAGGCATGACTAAGAAAGGCGTTAAGGCTTATAGAAGAAAAAATCCAGGAAGTAAATTAAAAACAGCAGTTACGGGAAAAGTTAAAAAAGGTAGTAAGGCTGCAAAAAGGAGAAAATCTTACTGTGCTAGAAGTGCAGGACAAATGAAGAAATTTCCTAAAGCAGCTAAAAACCCTAACTCAAGATTACGTCAAGCACGTAAAAGGTGGAAATGTTAAATGGCTAAAAAAGCACCAGATGCGTTTGTATACAACGCTACATTAGAAAGAATAGTAGATGGAGACACTTTTGATTGTTGTCTTGATTTAGGTTTTGATGTAAAACTACATAAACAACGAGTAAGGCTTTCTGGAATAGATACCCCAGAATCAAGAACACGTGACTTAGAAGAAAAGAAACTTGGTCTTGCTGCAAAGGCTCGATTAAAAGAACTTTGTGAAGGTAAACTTAAAATAAAATCTTTAGGCAAAGGCAAGTACGGTCGTATTCTCGGTATTCCGTACACAAAAGATGGCAAAGATATTTGTCAAATATTAATTGATGAAGGTCACGCAGTTGAATATGATGGCGGGACTAAAACTAAAATTTGGGGTGCATACTAATGAATGATGGAAGCGGAAGATTTGGCGGCGATATGGATAGAAATGAAGTAGAGATGGATCTTAATAAGTTCATGGCTATGATTCAAGAAATTGGCGAACTTAAAGATAAAATAAGAACTTTAGAAGATACAACTAATGTAAATCCTTGGCAAAAAGTAATTCATTTAGCACAAGCTGTAGATTCTTGGAGATTATTTCCTAGAGCTTTTCTTAGTATTTATATGTATCTTTTGTATTACACAACATTTTGGTTTATGGCATTAGAGTCACCTACTTTTGAACAGTCAGGATTAATATCAATAGTAGTAGGAGCAGGTGCTGCTTGGTTTGGTTTATACGCAGGCACTTCTGGATCGAGTAAGTCTTTTAAAGGTGAGGCTAATAAAGAATAGTATGGCTATAGATGGTAAAAAGATCTATTTAACTGAATTTAAAGTAGGCACTGTAGTTTATGAGGGACCTTATATTTATGCTAATTCGTTTGAGGAAGCTGATATAGAAGCAGTAGATTTCGGAGTAGTTATAGTAGGAGAAGCCGCTATAGTTAAAAAAGATAATAACGAAGAAGAATGGAACAGAGTTTTACATTAATAGCTGAACTTGGTTTACCTGTGGCAGGTGGACTTATTATGGCTTACTTCATCTTTTTAATCATGAAACAGCTTATGGGGCAATTAGTTAATGATATAAAAACCGTTGAAGGCATTACTAAAATGTTAATTACTAGAGCCTCTATAATGAACAACGATATTATACGAATAGATACCAGTGTTTCAAGTGCTTTAAATTTGAAACCTGATTTAAATAGGATAGCTAGAGCAGAAAATTTTGTAGAAGATGGAAAGATAGACGCTAGGAGAGATTAATGGACATAGTCCAACTAGTTTCCGAGTTTGGATTTCCTGTAGTAATGGTAGTTGGGTTAGGTTATTTCGTTTATTTTGTTTGGCAAACGGTAACTAAAGTCATAGATCCTGCTGTAGGTGAAATGAAGAAAACTATAATACGCCTAACCGATCAATTACGTTTATTAGACCAAGACATGATAAGACTACAACAAAAAGTAAACACAGTATTAGAACTTAAAGAACAGGAGGCATTAGATAATGACAACAAAAAAGAAAAAACTAAATAATTCTCAAAAATCACCTACGGTTAGTATAGCCGTAACTATTGGAGTTATTTTATTAGTAGGAATTTTTGGACAAGATCTGTGGGCTGATCAAATAACGCATAAATTTAAATCACCCTCTTTTAGTGGCATTAATACATCTAGTCATTATCTTACGATTGAAAACCAAGAGTTTAATAGACGACAAACAATTAAAGATGAACTTAAAGCTGCTATAGAAGAAGCAGAAAGAGATAAAGAAAATTCTACAGTACAAAGATTTATTCGTAACTTTGAGTCAAGAGTCTACGCTGAATTATCAAGACAACTTATAGCTAACTTATTTGGAGAAACTCCACAAGATAGCGGAACTATAACCTTAGAAGGTAATACGATAGAATATAGTTCAGATGGAACTTATTTAACCCTTAAAATAACTGAGGCTGATGGAACAATCACTCATATTACGATTCCTATTGGTAGCTTCACTTTCTAGTTGTTCTATCTTTGACCAGTTTGAAGATACTTATGAACAAAGATTTAAAGCTCACGATATAGTTAAAATAGAAGAACTACATTCTAAAGAATTAGCTTTAGTAAATAAACCTATGATTCAGCCCATAGTTGCTGTATATCCTACATCATTTACAGATCAAACAGGACAAAGAAAAAGTAATAGTGAGTTTGCTTTATTTTCTACAGCAGTCACACAAGCACCCCATACTTTATTAATTAGAGCACTTAAACACGCAAGTAATGGTGAATTTTTTAGAGTTGTAGAAAGAATTGGTTTAGATAATTTAACTAAAGAACGTCAGCTTATAAGATCAGCTAGAGAGCAATTTGCCACAGATGAGGAAAAAAAGAAACAGCTTGCTCCTTTGTTATTTGCAGGAGTGTTGCTTGAAGGTGCAGTTATAAGCTATGATAGTAACTTAACCACTGGTGGCATCGGTGCACGGTATCTCGGTATAGGTACTAGTATTCAATACAGAGAGGATAACATTACAGTAAGTTTGAGGATGGTATCTGTAGCAACTGGTGAAATACTTATAGAAGTATTAAGCCAAAAAACCATATTCAGTTATGGTAAGTCAGAAGACATTTTCAGATTCATTGAAATGGGAACCGAACTTGTAGAAGTCGAGTTAGGAAACTCGCGTAACGAGTCTACGACGATAGCCCTAATGAAAGCTATCGAAGGGGCAGTTTTAGAACTTATTACTATCGGTTACGATAGAGGATTTTGGAAACATGAAGAACTTAAAATTAATGAGCCTGATTGTGATGCTAAGTGCATTGCCAACATTCGCGGCTGATAACGAAATATATTTAGACCAAAGCGGTACTACACTTAATTTAGATATAGAACAACTAGGTATCTCTAACATTATAGGTGGCTTGCAATCTACAGCAGGCAGTCTTACAGCTTTTGATATTGATGGTACAAGTATGACTATTGATATTAATATGATTGGAAACACTAACAAGTTTCTTGGTGATATATGGGCAGATAGCTTTACTGGTTTTTATGAATTCACTGGTAATAGCAATACTTTTACAATACAAGTTGACCCAAGTAACACCTTTGGTGCTGACAGTTCTAATCAAAATATAGCTGTTACTGGATCAAGTAATACTTTTACTTTAAATCAAGGTACTACTGCATTAGCAGGAACTTTAGATTTAGATTGGATTATTCAAGGTTCTAACAACACAGTTGTATCTAATATTAATATTGATGGTGCAACTAACTATATGGATATAGATGGTTCTGATAATACAGTTAATTATACTGGAACAGGAGTAACAGCTTCAGCAGGCGGATATTTTTGGCTAGATCACACAGGTGGACAAAGAACATTTAATATTCAACAACTGAGTACACAAGATAATGACTGGCTTAAAGTTATATCGGTTGGCGGGAACGCTGCTTCTACTGTTTGTATTATTCAAAACGACCAAGGTACAAGCACAAGCTGCTGATATTGGGGATATATCTGAACTAAATGGTTCAGCGCAAATAGTAAGAGATGAGCCTTTAGACGCTACTTTAAAGTTTGCTATTCAAAGCAATGATGAAGCTATTACTACTAACGGTAGAATGGCTATAACTTTTCTTGATGATTCTACAGTTAAACTAACTGAACACTCACAACTTTTAATAGATGAATATATCTATGATCCCGATCCTTCTAAAGCTAAAATGGCACTTACGTTTGGACTCGGTACAGCTCGATTTATTACGGGTAATTTAAACAAAATAGATAAACAAAATATATCTTTAAAAACACCTACAGCAAACATAGCGATTCGTGGGACAGATTTCACGGCTACCGTTGACGAGCTAGGACGTTCACTTATTATTTTACTCCCCGATTCTTTTGGGTTGTCTAGCGGGGAAATAGAAGTGGTTACTGCTATGGGTAGCGTATTACTTAATAAACCTTATCAAGCCACAACAGTAAGTGTTTTTGAATCTAAGCCCAGTAAACCTGTTGTATTAGATTTAACTTTAGACATTATAGACAACATGTTAATTGTTACGCCTCCTAAAGAAGAAATCACTCAAACAGAAGAAGTAGCAAGTAATACAAAAGCTAACATATTAGATTTTAATGATCTTGATATAGACTATTTAGATGAAGACTTTTTTGCTGAAGATGAATTAGAGTTTACAGAATTAGATATAAATTATTTAGATGTAAATTTTCTTGAAGATCTATTAAATATATTAGACTCATTAGCGATTTCGGAAGATGAAGACGTTTTAGCAGATGCAGGCAGCATAACTCTTAGCGGAACTAAAATAGGACAAGACCCAGACACACAAATAACCACCTTAGTTACAGGTAATGTAATTAGTCTTAGACGAAAAGTAAATGATTCAGTTAGATTAGACTTAGACAGTGGTGGAGCATACACAGTTATTATTATTCAAGATGGAGTTAGTAATGTAGTAAAAATAAATGGTGGTGGCGATTCTAATATAACCATAACGCAAAGTGAATAAACTTTTATTACCTATATTAATATTACTTAGTTTACCTTTGGTGTTTCAAAGCACGCCAACAGAAATACTTAAATTAAAAACTTTTGATAGTTTAATTAAACAACAAGAGCCCAGTGGTAATTTTGTAATACTTAACATTACAGAAGAAGATATAGAACGTGAAGGTGGATATCCTTTACCTAGAACAAGATTAGCTGATATCCAAATAGAATTATTAAGTAAAGGTGCTATAGGTGTTGGTTGGGTAATTAGTTTTCCGCAAGCGGATAGGTTAGATGGAGATAAAGATTTTGCTAGGTCACTGGGCTACGCTCCTGCAGTTCTTGCAATGTTTGAAGACGGTAAAGGCATTTATCCTGCTAGTCCAGGAACAGTAGTTTTAGGTGAAAACACAGGAGGTATTAACAGTTCGGGAGTGAAAGCTAATCACACATCATATGATGATGTTCTGCAGGGATTAGCTATAGCTCCCACCGATGTAGATTTACTTGTAAGAAGAATGCCTTTGTTAGTAAAAACTCCTAATAACGAATGGATACCTAGTTTTGGTACACAAATATATAAAGCTTTGTTTGGTATAAAAACATATATTATCAAAACTAACGAAAACGGTATACAGGAAATAGCGATACGCGGAATACCGCCTGTTAAAACAGATAGTTTAGGTCGTAAATGGATTTCATGGGTTAATACACAACAAACAGATTTACAAGAAATGGAAGTAAACGGTAAATTTGTTATAGTAGGTGTAACAGCTAATGGGGTTATGCCACAGATAGCCACGCCTATTGGACTTGTTGAGCCGCATAAAATACAAACGGCTCTTGCAGAATCTATCCTAATACAAGATAGTCCTTACATACCTGATTATTCTTTAGCTTTAGAACTTCTTATATATTTAGTTTCTGTAAGCCTCGTATGGGCTTTTATAAGCTATTTAGGGATAACTTGGGGTATTTCTCTAGCTTTAATTACGATGGCTTTAACGGGCTTCTACGGTTATTACACAATAACTACAGGAATCCTTATAGATATAACTTGGTCGTTAGTCTCACAATTTATAACAGGAGCTATAGCTTTTTATTTAAGGTTTAGAGAACAATATAAATTAAGACAACAGATTAAAAAACAGTTTGAACATTACTTAGATCCTAGACAAGTAAAACGTTTACAAAAAGACCCTGATTTATTAAAACTAGGTGGAGAAAAAAGAAGATGTACTTTCTTGTTCACAGACGTTAGAGGATTTACAGCTCTTTCTGAAACGTTACCTCCTGAAGAAGTTACTGAAATAATGAATAAAGCATTAACTGTTCAAGTTGAGTGTGTACAAAAAAGAGGAGGCATGGTAGATAAATTCATTGGTGACGCAATGATGGCTATCTTTAATGCACCTATGGATTTAGAACAACACGAAGAACTAGCGGTTCAATGCGCTAAAGAAATACAAGAAAATATAAATAAAGCAAACATTGGAATAGCTATTGGGGTTGGGGTTAATACTGGAGAAGCTGTGATAGGCAACATGGGCAGTGACACTAGATTCGATTATTCGGCTATTGGGGATGCGGTTAATACGGCGGCTAGGCTAGAGTCTGCTACTAAAGAAGCAGGTGTAAACATACTTATTGGAGAAGAAACTAAGAAATATTGTGGTATTTCCTTAAAACGATTAAAACCTATAAAAGTAAAAGGTAAAGAAAAACCTTTAAAAATATACACGTTTTGATATATAATCAATATATCAGCTTGTGCTGCAGCTTACGGGGTGGGCTTTAACTCGCAAATACGTTTAAATACGCTGGAGAAAAGATGACTGGAGTTGATAAAAAAGCATATCTAAAGAAGAAGGGACGCCGTTCCGACTTCGTCGTATACTCATCTAAAGGCAAGAAGACTAAAACTAGGAGTAGGTTCTAATGCCTTGGAATCTTCTTATCCCTGCATTAGCTTCTTTAGTTGGTATGAAATACCAATCCAATATAGCTAACGATCCTAAAGGTCCTATAGGCAGCGGAACATCTCCAAGCATGAATCCAGGAGACGCAAGTGATTTTGCTCCTGTACAAGGAAGCGACGTTAAAGAGTTTGCAGATTTTTCTTACGAAGATGTAACTAAACCTAACACAGAAGGTAGTCCAGAAGAAGAACAATTATTACAAATGTTAATGGAAGCAGGAATAAATCCTGAAGATTTCGGTATTATGGGACTAGCTTTCGGCGGTCCTTTAAAAAGAGCAGGCGGTGGAGGTATCGGTAGTCTTCTTTCGATGTTAGATATTGAACTTCCTGAAATAATAGACCCCCAAGAATTTATTACAGGTCCTTTAGAAACTTTAGGTATCAACGCAAAAGACAAAATAAACACAAAAATGCAAGGTCTTGAAGCTTATGCAGAAGCTAATCCTGAAATGTTTAAAGCATTAATAGATGCAGGACTTATTACAGGTAAAAATTTAATGAATAAACCAAAAGAACAAAAAGGTTCTATAGTAAGTACAAACACTCTTCCAGGAAACGCGGCTCGAAGAAGAAGTCAGTTTGATAAAATAACTCCTTTAAGTGGTTCTGAAATTACTTTTGCTAAAGAAGGTTCTGCTTTAAATAGAAAAATGTTTATGGATAATCAAATGCCTAACGGCGGTGCTATGCACGGTCCTGGCGGTCCTAAGGATGATTTAATACCAGTAATGGCAAGTAACGGAGAGTACATGCTCTCAAAAGCAGCAGTAGACGCAGCAGGTGACGGTAGTCATGCTATGGGGATTGCTAGATTAGAAAAATTTAATGATATGGGGAATAGACGATATGGCTAAACGAGAAGATCAAGAATATTCAAGTCAGGCTCCCGCACCGTATATAGGGCAGCTTTTATCTGGAGGAATTTTTCCTTACGCAAGCCAGTTTTTAAACCAACAATTTCAAAACTATGGTTCAGAAAATTCAAGCCCTTATACTTACACAGGTCCTAGAGTTGCGGGGTTCGACCCAAGAGAACGTTATGGTATGCAACTTGCAGATCAGGCTATTGGTAGTTATAGACCTTATTTAGGACAACAAGCTAATTTATTAAATCAAGCAGCGCAAAAAACTAGAGATAGTTTTAAACGTTATGACCCTAATAGTGCAAAAAGATATTACAACCCTTACGAAGATCAAGTAGTTGACCAAACAATGAAAGACGTTAGAGAAGGATTAGCTATGGGTGACATGGCTATGCGAGACGACGCAGTAAGCGGTGGGGCATTTGGTGGTGCTAGATCAAGATTAAGACGTAGCGAATTAGGAGCAGATACTGCACGAGGAGCAGCAGAACAAATAGGAGCTATCCGTAGTCAAGGTTATCAAGATGCACAAAATAGATCACAACAAGCATTTGAATCACAACAACAAAGACAATTAGCAGGAGCAGGAGCTTTAGCAGGATTTGGTGGACAATACGGCGGTATGGCTAGTTTATTACCTCAATTACAACAACAAGATATTGCGTCTATGATGGGTATGGGCGGCATGGGCAGAGGTAGACAACAATCTTTAATGGATTTAAATTACCAAAACTTTGTAGGTCAATACAATTTACCTATGCAAACGTTACAAAACGTTGGAGCACTTACAGCTTCCCTTGGACCTATGGCGGGTGGTTATGGTTATGCTGGTGGAGATCCTGCAAGTCAAGCAGGCGTTTATACTCCTGACAATTACATGCAGGGTAGTTCAACTGCTAATAGATATGGTATGCCTTATAACACGCCTCATCCAGACTCTTATTCTCAACCAAATTACACAGGTATGGGCGGTACAGGAGAAACTGCTCCAGGAGCCGATAAGCAAACAGGCGGTGGAGCTAGTGCTACAAGCGTAAGAGCTAGTGGGCTTCCTGGAATTTATGGTGGTTTTAGCGGTAACTTTGGAAGCTACTTCTAATGGCTATGTTACCTTTCCCAACTTTCGGAGGACCGCAACAAGGCGGTGGCATAATGAATGTTAAGTTACCTGCTAGCCAAATGAGGTTTCCAGTTGCTAGACGCCCTGCACCAAGACGTACTCCTGAACCTACAACAAAAGAAACTTTAGCGGGTTTTTTACCTTTAGCGGTAGAAGGTATTATGGGGTTGTTTAAAGATAGTCCTGAAAAACTTACCGATGATCAATTTATGGAAACTTTAGGTGGGTTAAATGAAGGAACTGATTTACAAAGCACTTTAGCTAATAAAAAGAAGTTAGCTCAATTACAAACATACCAACAATTTGGAGAACCTGAACAAAAAGATACTTTTGGTATGGACGAAATTGTTAATATGATTGTAGCTAGTCAAATGGGTAGAGGTGCAAAAGATTATCTTACAACTTCTAGAGCTATTGATAAAGCTAAAGAAACTTCTAGGTTAACTAAAGAAACAAATAGAGCATCTTTTTTAAAAGATGCAATAAAAGATACAACTAATTTACAATTTAAAAATTTTGAAGACGCAGATAAAGCTAGACTAGGTGTTAACGATTACCGTAGTGGTTTTGTTGATCCTTCGGGAGCTATTTATGTGTTAAATGATGGTAAAACAGGTTACGAAAACGTAACTGAGTTAGAGGGTAATTGGGTAGAACGACTCGCTAGACCAACAACATCATTATCTACGCAATTAAAAGACCCACGTTTAGTTGATTTAAATAAAAAAGACGCAGACTTAAACCCTAAAGATACAGCGTTATTAGGAACAATGACTCTTACTAATGAAATGGTTGCAATGCTTGATAAAGGTATAGCAGACCCTAAACAAAATCCATTAACTACTGTTACTAGTATAGGTAATTTTTTCAACAGTGCTACGGCTAACGCAAACCAAGTTTTATCTTATATGGGTAATGGAAATGCTTTAAGAGCTTTTGCCACTGCCTCCGATATACAAGAAGGATTAGCGGGATCAACAGGTAGAGAAGGTTCTGGTCAATTAGCTAAACAGTTATATCAAGCTATAAACTCTGGAGACGATGAACAAATGTTAGCAGCTATGGCAGCTTTTGAAGAAGGCAATCCAGAAGTTAGTTTTAAAGCTTCTTTAGGTGATATGGCGTATAACAATGTAAGAACTAGAGCAACGATGCTACAGTTAGCTTATGCTGCGGCAGCAGCTAACGGGCAAACAGGTAGAACTTTATCTGATAAAGATTTAGCTTTCCATTTACAAATGGTTGGTTTCGGGGCTACACAAGATGCACAAACCGCTAAAGACAATATTTTAGGTTTTGTAGATACGTTAATTAGACAAACAGATAATGTAGTACAAGGAACTATTTCATTAAATAATATACAAGCAGGACGATATCCTTTAGACGATCCGTTATTTACAAGTATTATTGCAGGATACTGGCAGCCTCCTGTGGTTGATGGAACACCTGATTTTACTCAAAGTAATAAGTATGAATTTAAAAACTTTTATCAACGTTACGGTAAAGTACCTGATGTAATCCGTTATCAAAAACATAAAAGACGTCCAGGAACAGAGTTTAATCCTGCTCAAACAACTACAATAAATCCGAGCACTCGATTGGAAGAGGATTTAAAAGCACTAGAAAACATGTATTAATATGGAAGTAACTAATCAACAAATGGAAGAGTTTTACGCTTTAAGAGAAGCCGCAGCAAAAAGTTTAGCGAATAAACCTCTTAAAGATAATCCAAATGTTACTTACGGACAGTTGTTATCTCCTTTAGAATTAGAGTTCGCGGCTCACGTATACAGTCCTGAAGTTAAAACAAAAGCTTCTACGATATTTACTCCCGAAGAAATTACTCAAATAGAATCTGCAGTAAATTGGCAAGAAAGAGTTTCTCCATATAATAGACCTGCTGTTGAGTATAACATGTATGAACGTCATCCTGAGTATCAAAGACGTTTAGATAGTTATAACGAGTTTCAAAACGATCCTATAAACCAAGTTCAACAAGCAGATACTTATAATATTTTAGACCAACGTGAAATAGATAAAAGAACTGAACCTTTAGCTCCTTTTGGATTAGAAAAATCTAAAGAAATAGCACGTCTCGGTTTTGATCCTTCTCCTGATAATCAAATACAATTTAAAAAATCAGAAGACCAAGGAACTTTTAATAAAATGGTTGCGTTATCTCCTCGTAATATGTCAATAAGTAATTATAAATTTATTGGAGATAAATTAGGACTACAAGGAGAATTTATTTATATAAATCCTAGCAAACCTTCGTTAGGTATCGCATTTAAACCAGAAGGCGAAGAAAACTATAGAGTTGTAAACTCTCCTGAAGTAACAGTAGACGATACAGCACAGTTTTTAGCTCAAGAATTTCCTGCTATAGCAGGGGATATTGCTGCAACCGTTTATGGTGGTAAAAAATTTGGGTTTGGTAAAACTGGTCCTGCAGGAGGATTAGTTACAAAAACTGGAAAAGTATTAGGACTATCAGGTGCTTCTGCTATAGGAGCAGCGGGTGGTGATCTTGCACGTTTATACGCAGGTAAAAAATTAGGCTACCATGATTTAAATGAAATAGAAATGCTAGAAGAAGCGGGAGTAATAGGTGCTTGGGCTTTTGGAGGTACTGCTGCTATAACTTTATCTTCTAGAGCTATTGTAAAATTATATAAAGGTATTTTTAATAAAGACGCTCCTGACGCAATATTTGAAGCAATAGATGATGCCTTACAAGCGTCTAGACAAACAGATGCAGCCACTCCTGGATTATTATATGGCGATGATATTTCTGTAAAACAAATACAAAATCAAATAAACGAGTTAACTGATAGATATGCTGCTGAATTTGGACAAGGATATAACCCAACAATGACTACACAAGCAGGAACTGTAGGGGCAGCTGATTTAGAAGCGGTGTTTTTAAAAAATGCAGATGATGCTGGACTAACAGAAACTTATGACGAAATAAGAAAAGGTAATCAAACGGTAATCGATGAGTTCGTAAGAGTATTAAGTGAAAAAATTGGACCTTCTATTAGTGGAGTAGGGGATGCAACAGGAGCAACAGTTTCAGAAGGTCTTAGAGTATTGGCTCAAAAAGATATAGACGCTTTTAACGAACAAGCTGTAGAAATGATAAATCAAATAAGACGTCAAGTTGGTGGTGCTGATGATGCGGTCGTTGCTGGAGAGGCTGTATTAAAACAAGTAGATAATCCACAAGCGTCTAGCGGTCCTATCTTTCAAAGAACGCAAACAAGAATAAATGAAATTAGAAAAAGTTATTTAGAACCTTTTAATCAGGCTTGGAACGATGCTTTAGCAAACCCACGATATACTAATTTAAAAACGGGAGCAGGATATACTAGAGCTCCTACTCAACGATGGTTAAACGCAAGAAAAGGAGAAGCAGGTCAACTTATACGTAGAGCTGATGGAGACGAAGCAGTTAGAGAATTATACAATTTAATTCCTGCAGGAAGTAGAAACACTATAAAAAGATTAACAGGTAAAGGGGAAAAGGGTAAATTTGAAAAACCTAATTTTACTTTAAATGAATTAAACTCTGCGAGAGTTGCTTTAAATGATTTTGCTAGTAATTTACCTGATGGCAAACGAGGCATTGCTAGATTGGCTAGAGACTTAGAACGTGGATTAGAAGATCAGATGAATGTTTTAATAAGAGAAGGAGCTTCTGCTGAATCAGGAATACCTATGTCTGATAGAGTTTTTAACATTAAAACATTAAATAAATGGATAGAAAATAATAATTACGGCGATGATTTAAGACAAGCCTGGAGTGCACAAAAAGAAGCATTAGAACTATCTAATAGCCAAGCAGTACGTTCTATTTTACAACAAGAACGTCCTGAAAAAGTAGCTGAATATATTTTTAATACGGTTGCTAAAGGTAGTAAACAAAATAAACCTATGACGGATTTAATGGATCTTTTACAAAGAGAAGGTTCTGATGAAATATTACAAATACAAGAAGGACTAGCGGCGTATATACAAAGAGAAGTATTAGACGCTCCTGATTTACCTCCATTAACAATCGCTAGAAATTATAGACAATTTGTTAAAGACAATGAAGGAGCTTTACGAGCTGTGTTTGGTGATGAAAACTTTGTATCAAGATTCTCTAACCCAAAAAGTTTTAATAAAGTTATAAAAGGATTAGAAAAAACTAATGAAGACATACTTAGAATACAAGCTCGTTTTGGTATGGTAAAAACAGGCGATCCTGATAAACGAGTAACTAATATTGTTGAAAGTATTTTAGCTACAGGTAAAACACAAAAACAATCAGGACTTGTTTTAGATGATATTGAATACCTTGCATCTATTACTAAAAACAATCCTGAATTAAAAAATCAAGTAGCACAAGTTACTAAAAGATATTTATTACAAGATATTATTACCCCTAGACAAGGCGGTGGTTTTCAAATAGATGCAGCAGGATTAGATAAATTATTAAAAGATGGTTTTGGTCCTGAAGAAGTTATTGGTCAAAGATTAACTTTCGATAGTTTTATGACTCCTTTACTAGGTAAAAAAGAAGGTAAAGAATTTATTAAAAATTTAAAAATTTTAAATAGTATGGTGCAACGAAAAGTTGGAACAGCTCCTTCTGAACGTGTTGCAGGAGCATTAGCTAAAGGTGAGTACGGTCCAGGAGCAAACATAGAGGGTGCTAGAATGTTGATGAGGTTATTAATACCTCCTTTAACACAAACAGGTAGACGAGCCACAGCTATAACAAATAGACAAGCAGAAAACTCGCGTAAGTTTATTGGTCGAATGTTATTAGATCCAGTTCTTTTTGAAAGATCTATGCGATTTGCACAAGGCAGAGAAAGTACACAAAAATTCATAAGTTTTTTAACTTCATATAATATGGTGGTTGCTAACGACATCGGAAACGAAATGAAGTATTATGATACAACAGATAAATTACAAAAAACTCCAGAAAAACCAGATAGAGTACAAAACTTAACTCCTCCTGTTCCTGAGAGACTTAACAGACTTATAGAAATGACAACAGGAGCTATAAACTAATGCCAAACAATCCTTTTAAACAAGCACTTAATCCACAAAGAATGGTTATGGACCCTGCAGCAGCGCAAGCGATGGCTATGCGAAAAGAAGCCAACATGGCAACTAATGCTGCTACTGATCAATATGAAGCTGATGTTGCTGCTTTTAAAAATTCACAAGCAACTGAAGCAGAACAAGGCATTGGTTCGCTACCTCAGTATCTTGCTGTCGGTGGAAGAGCTCGACCTGTACAAGGTAGACCTGTACAAGTTGAACAGCCTAAAAAAGACCCTGTAGTTACTAATCCAGGAAGTCCTGGGGGCTATGATGATAGTGATTTAAGAAAACTTATAGCTGATTTACAAAAACAAGCTGATCAATTTTCTCCTTACGATGATAATGAACTAAGAAGTCTTATAGAAAATATTCCAGGGTTTGATGATTCAGCTCTTAGAGATTTGATTAACCAAAATAAACAAGGACTAGGTAGTTTACAAAATTATGATGATTCAGGTTTAAGAGATCAATTTCAAGGATTACAAGACAGATTCGATGATTTTAATCCTTATGATGATTCTGAAATTAGAGATCGGTTATTAGCACTACAAAAAAGACAAGATGATTTTAATCCTTACGATGATACAGATTTAAGAGGTCAATTTTCAGGGTTAAAAGATATTGTTGATGGTTTATCTAATTATGATGATACTGAATTAAGAGGGTTAATAGACGGTTTATCTAACTATGATGATACTGAATTAAGAAAACTTATAGGAGACTATGAAAATTACGACGACTCTGCTTTAAGAGAACTTATAGAAGGTAATAAAAACGCTATAAGTCAAATAGAAGGATACGATGATTCAGCTATCCGAGGTGATCTTTCAACACTTCAACAAAGATTTGATGATTTTGAACCTTATGATGATAGTGAAATTCAAGATTTATTAACAGCATTACAAAAAAGACAAGACGAGTTTATCCCTTACGATGACACAAATATACAGGGTTTAATAAGTGGATTACAAGATAAAATAGGTAATTTTGATCCAGAAATAATATCTTCATTGCAAGACAGGTTAGCGGCGTTACAACAAGAATTTGCAAACTTTCCTCCTTACCCTGATTTTAATCCTGAAGATTATATGTTTGATCCTTCTGGTCTACAAGATCAAATAGCATCATTACAAGACCAGTTTGGGAACTTTAATCCTGAAGATTATATGTTTGATCCAACAGGAATGCAAGATCAAATAGCAGCCTTACAAGACCAGTACCAAAACTATACTCCTTATGACGACACAAACGTCATGGGCACGATGGATGAGTTAAGAGCATTAATCGAAGCTAACCAAGAACAGATTGAAGGTTTCTCAGGTCAGTTATTACAACCGCCTCCAGGATTAGATCCAGATCCAGATCCAAAACCTAAACCAGATCCAGATCCAGATCCAGATCCAGGAAAAGATCCAGATCCAATACAACCGCCTGATCCTAGACCAAGACCGTTAAATCCGTACACGGGTTATTACGTGCAAAATCCGTATGTTGGACCGAACCCTTACCAAAATACTGGAGTACCTTTTGACCCTGAATATGGATACCCTGAGTATAATAATGTTATAAACCCTGTAGATTTTGGTTATGCTCCAGGATTTGGACCGCAAAAATTTCCAATAGGTCCTCCAGATGATGGAATACCTCCGATAAAACCTGATCCTCCAGATGATGGAATACCTCCAGGACAATTACCTCCAGGAAAAGGAGGACCAAAACCAGGACCAAAACCTCAACCAGTTTTTCCGATGTACGCAAATCAAGGGCAATATTTAAACAATGGTATATCACAGTTGCCGATGGGAGGACAAGGTGATACACTAACAACACAGGTGTTCCAAGCGGGATTCCGACCAAGGAGATAAAAATGGATGCAAATGCAAAATTAACAGGAATACAACAGTTGCCGATGGGACAACAAATGGCTGGCGGACCCCCTATGAGAGGTAAACCCCCAATGGCACCTCCAATGGCACCTCCAATGACTAAACCCCCTATGGGACCTGCAACTCCACCACCCCCTATGTCCCCTCCAATGGGTGAACCTGAGATGATGGCAATGGATGAACCTGAAATGAACCCACAACAAGACGCAGCTATGTTAGCAGAAGCTGTTGTAGATAAAACACGTGGTAATGTAGAAGCAGCAATAACCCTATTAGACACTTCTAAGGCTATGTTGATGCAAGCTACAGGCGGTGGTCAAGATCCTATGATGGCTAATATGGGAGGACCTTTAATGATGAATCAGGGCGGACCTTTAAAGGCTGTCCCTAGTAATAATAAAGGATTAAGTAAACTTCCCCAAAACGTTAGGAACAAAATGGGTTTTATGAACATGGGTGGACCTTTGTATCGTGAAGATGGAGGAACTATGTCTGATACAGATATATTACGTCAAATGATTATGGATAGTTTAGCTGATTCAGGCAGAACTATGTCTGATAAAGATATGTCAGGTAGAACTATGTCTAATGTTGATGCTTTAAACACTCTTATGAATTATAAAATGAGTTAACCTATCCAGTCTTTCCACTTCTCGTCGCCTAGTACCTCTTGTGCTAGGTCAAGTTTGTTTCTAAGAGCCTTAACGATCTTTTCATCTACGGTGCCTTTAGCAACAAGATCTATATAAGTTACTTTATTAGTTTGACCTATACGATGAGCACGGTCTTCAGACTGTAAGCGTTTTTCAAGGTCGTAGTTATTGCTGTAATAAATAACATTACTTGCTTCCGTAAGAGTAATACCATAGCCACCTGTTTGTGTGTTACTTATTAAGTATTTTAATTCTGAATTAGGATCTTGAAAACGTCTAATTATTTCTTGTCTATCTTCGTCAGGAGTTTCTCCGTAGTAAGTAGCAACGCTTTCTACCCCTGTTATGTCATGAAGTTTCTTTAGAATTCTTTTTATATCGTATTGGTAGTTAGCCCATATAATAGTTTTACCCTGTACTTCTTGTAAAATATTAATTAATTCATCGAGACGGTTACTTGGTATTTCTACTTCGTCGCCTTGGTCTTGTCTAACAAATCCACAGACGACTTGATGCAGTCTTAATATTTGAGTAAGCACTGAAGTTACACTAACTAGTTCATGCGAAGCAAGCTCTGCTATCGCGTAGTCTTTTAATTGTTTATAAACTTTCTTTTGTTCTGTTGTTAGTTCCACTTCCCTACGTTGATAAACTTTATCAGGCAGGTCTAAACATTCTTTCTTTAATACCCTGTAAGAAAAGTCTGCAACGCGTCCTGTTAGTTCTTCTAAATTTTGATATCCTACTACTTGTCTAAAAGTTCTAGCCCCCATGTTCCTATTGATTACTTTTGCGTACCTGTTTTGGAAAGAGTAAAAAGAATTAAACCCTATAAGATCTGTGGATAAAAAAGCACTTTGACTATATAAATCTAACGGTGATTGAGTAACAGGGAATCCTGTTAGTATCCTGCGATATTTAGTGTTCAAAGCTAACTTCAGTAAGTTCTTAGTTCTTTGTGCTTTAGGGTTTTTTATTGTAGTTGATTCATCTACAGCTATTAGCACATTATGAGCAAGAATAAATTTTTCTACAAAAGCTACGCCTTTCTTAGTACTGAAAGCTTCTACATTAATAACTAATATTTTTAAATCATCTGTTACTTCGAACAATTTCATTAGTTCATGTTTTTGTTTTTTAGTGGGAGCAGGATTCCATACGGCTATTTGTTTTTCTATATGGTCAGGCATGTGTGCAGGTATTTCTTTTTCAGACCAGTTTCTGTATACGCCTTTAGGTGCTATGATGATAGCTGAGTTGATGCCGCCTTTATCATAAAGCACAGAAATGTTATCTATCAATACTTTAGATTTACCAGTACCCATTTCCATAAAATAAGCATATTCTTTTTTATTCCATGATTTAGTTAACGCCGTCAACTGATGCTCATATGGTTTTGTTTTAAACTTATATTTCATATTACCTTTCTAATTTCTAGACTCCATTATATATTACAAATAGGTAAAATAAAGCCCAAAACAAAATAATTCCCTGTGCCCTCTAATAGAAGTAATATTGATCAGACTAAATTTAATAACTTTAGATCCTCTTAGATACTCTATAAACTGAAGGTCAGTATTAATCTATTAACGATATTAGTAGTTTTATAAATTTTTTTAGGTTAAAGTTTTTCTTTTTAAAAAGTATATATAAGTAATAGCTTTACTTTGGCGTTTTTTATATTTATTATTTATTAACTAGAAATAAGAAAGGAGAAAAAAGTGACAGTATATGTTGTACAAGAAGTTCCAGGACGCAATATAGCCTCTGCTAGACAGTATGGTGATTTTGAAGTTCTTTTACCTTCTAACACACAAATAATGTTAAGTGCTGCTCCGTCTGTTCGTAGAATGAAAAAAGTTCTACAGGACTATAAAGAGGAGGATTACTTATTGTTAATCGGCGACCCCGCCGCTATTGGCGTAGCGTGTTCTATCGCTGCATATTATAACCAAGGAAGATATAGTATCCTTAAATGGGATAGACAGGAAGGTATGTACTACCCTGTCGATATCGACCTTAACCAGAAAGGAGAAATAAATGACTAAACCAACTTTTGAGGACTTAATAGGTACAGAAGATGTTCAGGAATGGACTAATGATGTAACCGATGGAGAACTCAGTATAGTTTCCAACTTAGCCAATAAACAGTTAAAGCTTGCTACTGAAGTAGCTGAGCTAGAAGCTAGTTTGAAAGCTAAGAAGGAAGAACTTCGTTTGACTTCGGAGCAAGAGCTACCTGATGCTATGCAACAGGCAGGATTAACTCAAATAAAATTAAGTAGTGGAGAAAACATATCTATTAATGAATTTTATAACGCTCATATATCGAAAGCAAACCAAGAAAAAGCGTATGGATGGCTAGTTGCTAATGGTCACGAAGGACTAATAAAGAACGAGGTTCTTTTAAAGTTCGGACGTGAGGAAACTGGAGTAGTTGATGAAACTGTTTCGGCGTTACAATCCAGAGGACTATCACCTGAAGTACGTCAGAGTGTTCACCCTAGTACACTAAAAGCTTTTGTTAAAGAGCAGTTTACTACGGGGAATGATATACCAACCGAGCCTTTTGGTATTTACATCGGTACCAAAGCTATTATTAAAAAGGATTAATATTATGGCAGATGACAAAAATGAAATAGCTGAACAAGGTTCTACCTCTATCAGCACTTTTGACGATACTTTATTGTCAGGCGGTACAGGTTTAGAAGAAACTACTACAGAGGATTTCGCGATCCCTTTTATTAGAGTCTTACAACCTATGTCACCACAACTACAAAAACAACACGGAGGCTATGTAGCAGGTGCTAGTGCAGGTGATCTGTACAACACTGTTACTGGAGAAGCTTACGATGGTGAGAAAGGAATAATCATAGTTCCATGTGCTTATAATAAAAAGTACATTGAATGGATTCCTAGAGAAAAAGGTGGCGGACTTGTAAACGCTAACCATGATATATCTGTATTATCTAGTTGTACTAGAGACTCAGAGTCTAGAAGGTATTACACACCTGAGGGTAATGAGATAGTAGAGACGGCACAATTCTTTATCTTAGTGTTAGATGGCGAAACTGCACAACAAGCAGTTCTTGCATTTACTTCAACACAGTTAGGAGTTGCTAGAAAATGGCTAACCATGTTAAGAATGGCTAGGGTACAAAACAGCAAAGGAGAGTCTGTAGAAGCTCCTATGTTCGCATATAACTATAAACTAACCACAACTACTCAGTCTAATGATAAAGGCAGTTGGAACGCTTATAGTGTTAACCAAGCAGGTGCTACAGATATGGCTACGGCTATGATGGCTAAAGATTTTATGTCTGCAGCTAGATCAGGCGATGTCGCGGTAAAAGAAGAACAGCAATAAGGGAGTAACCTATGTCGTTAGCAGAGAATTTTGCTAAACGCTATGCGGGATTACGCTCAGCTTATGGAACTTTTACGGCAAGTAATGACACCAGAGAAGATGGCAAGGCAAGTGGTAAAAACATAACAATATCCAAGGAGTTGTCTGATAAAGACCTCCTTGGACTGTGGGAAAATCACTTGTCTGGTCAGCAAAGCGTAGGGATCGTAGCGATAGATGAGACAAACAGTTGTGTTTGGGGAGCTATCGATGTTGATGAGTATCAGCTCGACCTTAAAGACTTAGCTATAAAAATAGCCAAACAAGAATTACCTCTTGTACTTTGCCGTAGTAAAAGTGGAGGAGCTCATCTATATATATTTCTTAATGAGCCTATTGCTGCTTCTATGTTACAAAGAAAACTAAGACAAATAGCCGCATCAATCGGATACGGGCAAGCAGAAATATTTCCAAAACAAACTAAACTATTACTAGACAGAGGAGACAGAGGAAGTACATTAAACATGCCATATTTTGGTGGAGAAAACTCTACTAGATATGCTTACGGTAAAGAAGGAGAAGCACTAAGCCCACAAGAATTTTTAAACTATATAGAAACTATAGAACTAACACCTAATCAATTAGAAAAACTAGAAGCAAGTCCGTTAACTGAGTCAGTCGAATGGTTAGACCAAGCTCCGCCTTGTATCCAACATTTAATAGTGCAGGGTTTTCCTAAAGGCACGAGAAACTCAGGTTTGTTTAATGTAGGAGTTTTCTTACGTAAGAAGTTTCCTGACGATTGGGAAAAACGATTAGAAGATGTTAATATTCAATACATGCAACCCCCATTAGGAGCACAAGAAGTTTTAACGATAGGTAAACAGTTACAAAGAAAAGATTATTTCTATAAATGTAATGACCAACCTATAGCTAGTCACTGCAATAGTCCGTTATGTAGAACACGTAAGTTTGGTATTGGTGCTAACGGTGGCACACCTTTATTTAGTAACTTAACAAAACAAGACAGCGATCCCCCTATATGGTTTTTAGATGTTGAGGGAGGACGTTTAGAATTAGAGACAGATGATCTACTAAACCAAAATAGATTTCAGCGTAAATGTATGGACGCTTTAAACAAGATACCACCTAAAGTAAAAGAAAATGTGTGGCGTCAGATTATACAACAGTTACTCGATGTTATCACTATTGTAGAAGTTCCTATGGAAAGTTCTACTGAAGGACATTTTATGGAGCTGTTGGAAGCTTTTTGCACAGAAAGACCTGCTAGAGAAAGAGACGAATTATTATTACATAAACCTTGGACAGACAAAGGCAGGACTTACTTTAGGTTATTAGATTTAATGGATTATTTACATAGAAATAATTTTAAAGAGTATCAAAGAAATAAACTAACATCAAAATTAAAACAGCTTCACGGAGAACCTTATTTTTTCAACATAAAAGGCAAAGGGGTAAACGTGTGGTTTATAGAAGAATTTAAAACCCAAGACGAACCTCACGACTTACCTGATTTTAATGATAATTTATTATGATAAGATACATTAAAAAATATTTTAAAGAAATTAATCCGTACATAGAAGAGTGGGATAAGCCTAGAGAAAGAGAGTTCAATGGCTCTATGGTTAAAGGCAGACCTACGAAAGGGTTTGGCAGTTCTTCTTTTAACTATGCAGGTAAATTGTATAAACCCACACCATGGACTCCTGCCATGTACAATCTTAAACAAGAAGCAGAACGTTTAGTTTGGGAGGAGTTAGGTATCGACAAACAGTTCACGTTTTGTTTATGCGGTTACTATGGGGTAGACGGAAAAGGCATACCGCATCACTCAGATACAGTACCTACACTAGATGACATAGTGGTTTCAATATCGTTAGGTGCTCCTAGAGTATTTGTACAACGCACCTATCAAAACAATGTAAAAACACATACGGACACTAGCGAAATAGAAACTAAAATAGAGAATTTTATAATAGATGAAAAACATTATATTTTAGAGGACGGAGATGTACTTATTTTTGATGGGCATAATCAAATGAAGTCTACCCACGCCGTACCTGATTTAGAAAAAGCAGGAACAAGAATCAATTTAACTTTTAGGAGTGGTTTGTGACATTACCTAGTCATACACAAGTTATTCTTGGACCTCCAGGAACAGGAAAGACGAGCACTTTACTGGGTTTGATAGAAGATGAATTAGAAAGTGGCACACAACCAGAAGGTATAGGTTTTTTTACTTTTACTAAAAAAGCTGTAAAAGAAGGCAAAGAACGAGCAATAAATAGGTTTAATATAAGCAACAAAGAGCTACCTTTTTTCAGAACTTTACATTCTTTAGCTTTTAGACAACTAGGATTAACTAGAGAAAGCGTAGTTAGTCATACAGATATAAAAGATCTAAATGAAAAACTTAATTTAAAATTAACAGGCAGAACAACTTCTGATGACGGTCATTTATTCGGTATGACACACGATGACAGATTAGCGTTTATAGAAAATCTTGCTCGTATGCGAGACATACCTTTAGAACAACAATGGCATGAAGTTGATGATGCGGTAGGTTGGTTCGAACTAGAACGATTTGCTAGAGGATTACGGTTATTTAAAGAAGACAGATTATTAGTTGATTATACAGACATGTTACAAAAATTTCTTGTAGAAGGAGATGTGCCTCGACTCGATGTAATGTTTGTAGACGAGGCTCAAGATTTATCTCCTTTGCAGTGGGCGGTGGTGCGTAAGTTAGCAGAAAACTCTAAAAAGATTTATGTAGCGGGAGATGATGATCAAGCTATTTATAAGTGGGCAGGGGCTGATGTAGATTATTTAATTAAAAATTCTAAAGACGCCATGATATTAAAACAATCGTATCGTGTTCCATCTTCTGTACATACGGTAGCTAAACAGTGTATTGGACAAGTTCGTTCTCGAATATATAAGGAATGGACTCCTAGAAAAGAAGAAGGATTAGTGCGTTGGGAACCTAATATAGAATTAGTAAACATGGAAGAAGGAGACTGGCTTGTTTTAGCTAGAACTAATTATTTGTTAGAAGAAGTTGATGAGTATTGTAGAAACGAGGGTTGGTTTTTTGAAGTAAAAGGTAGACCTAGTATATCAGAAGCCAAAGTACGAGCAGTAATCCATTGGGAAAGTTTATCTAAAGGACAAAGCGTATCTTTGAACGAGTGCGCTAATATTTTAAAATACATTAAAGTTGACAAACCTAAAAAATTAGACATGCTAGATTCTGATTTAACTCTACAGTACCAAGATTTTAAATCTCATTTTCCTGACCTGCCTGATGGTCATTGGTATGATGTTTTTAATTTATTAAGTGCTAAAGAGATTAGTTACATAAGAGCTATGTTACGTAGAGGAGAAAAGATAACCAAACTTCCTAGAATACGTTTATCTACTATCCATGCTGCTAAAGGCGGCGAGGCTACCAACGTAGTATTGTTAACAGATATAACTTCAAGAGTGTATAAAAATTATCAACAAAACCCTGATGATGAAAACAGGGTGTTTTATGTAGGAGTAACAAGGACTAAAGAAAACCTCTATTTAATAGAGCCTAAAACAACACGCTGCTATCAGTTGTAAAAGTCCTTTACTTTGCATATAATTATAAAGTATATTATTTAAGTGTTTAAAGAAAGGAGAAAACAATGAACATATTTTATTTTAACAAAGACCCTGAGGTTTCTGCTAAAGCACAACCTGACAAGATGTTAGTCAAAATGCCTTTAGAAACCGCACAGATGTTATGCACAGCTCATCGTATATTAGATGGAGACGAGTATGCAGACGAAGTTGGTTTATATAAAAAAGCTTACATGAACCATCCGTGCACTATATGGGCTAGAGAATGCAGTGGTAATTACTGGTGGCTCTATAAACATTTTTTAGCGTTAGGTAATGAATATACTTATCGCTACAATCGTAATCACCTTAGTTTGGATAAACTAGCTGATGCCTTATACGTGATGCCTAAAAACATTACTAAAGGTCTTATGACCGACGTAGCACAAGCTATGCCTGATGAGTACAAAAACGAGGACTCTACTCTCGCTTACCGTAATTACGTTATCAATGAAAAACATTACGCTAAATGGGAGAAGGGTAGAAATAAACCAAGTTGGTGGGAGGTAAATCAATGTCATCAATAAGAAAGAAACTGCTCGTTAATGAAAACGACAGTAAAAATACTAGAATGGATATAGCTAGTGCGGGTGTATTAGCAAACTGGCGACCTGATGAAATAGCTCATATGAGCCGTTTCGATAATATAGCTTCTATGTGTATAGAAGAAGCTAAACGATTAGGTAGACCATTAGATACTTTTGAAGTAGGTTGTGGAGAGTGCTGGACTTTAAGAAATTTGTATAAAGCATATGTCATCAAGAAATCAGATGTCATTAGCTCTTATTATGGTTACGATATAGATCCTGCGTGTGAAATGGAAAATCCTTTTTGGTCTAATGCAGGTAATCCATTAAAAGACTCTACGTGGTTCAAGAATTTTAATGGTGAAATACGTATTCAAGATTTAACGACTAATCCTGTATTTGATTTAAAAGACGAAAGCATCGATTTCTTTTGGACTACTGAAGTTATAGAGCACATGGGTAAAGAGTTTATTTCTGCATGGTTAGATGATGCGGCTAGGGTTATACGACCTAACGGATTAATTTTTGTTTCTACTCCTAATCATGAAGGCTCTAACGACAAGTTACCTGAAGACCATGTATATGAATGGGGTTTTAAAGAACTTAAAGATGAATTAGAAAGGAATTTTAAGCTAATAGATGTAACAGGAACGTTTATACAACTTCCTAATTTAAAGAAAGCTATAAAAGAAGACTCTAATTTTCCTTCAAGAGGATGGAGTTTAGAGCAACTAGAAATGCTTAAAGCTAGGTATGGTAGACAGTTTCTACGTGTAGTAGCAGCAGCACCCTACCCTGAGTACGCTAATAATTGTTCATGGATATTAAGGAAAAAATAATTATGAAACTTAATTTTGAAACGAAAAAACCTAACACCACAGGAATTCAATTTAGAATTGATCCAGACACTAAGAAAAAGTTAAATGCTTTGAAAAAGTTTTATGGAGTAGGTACAGGGGTTTTAATTAAACAAATGATTACTGAATGTCATCTTTCATTAGCGGACATAGACAAATAACCATGTTTATTCAAGAAGAACTGGATCGTTATTGCTATTGGCAAGTAGAACGAGAGAATATACGTCTACAAAAAGAGATATCAAAACTCCCGTCTCCGTGGACTGATGATCCAATTCTTCGCGAGTTTAAATTTTGCCAAGTTTTTAGAGAAGACGACAGAACTACTCGATGGTTTAGAACACATATAAGAGAACCTTTGTATTATTCTCCTGATGTTTTTATGGCTACTATTATATTTCGTTGGTTTAATTTTATAGACACAGGAAGAACTTTGATAGAACATGATTTATTACTAAACTGGGACAGGAAAAAAGCAATAAATGAAATAACTAAACAACCTAAATGGATAACTGGAGCTTATATCGTTAAAACACCTAACGGTATGGATAAAGTTACAGGAGTTTCTGAGTGTATTTCTCATATGTGGAATGATAGAAAAAAGCTAGTTGATAAAATTAGTCAATGCGATTTATTAGAAGAAACATGGGAACTATTAAGAGATTATCCATACATGGGACCTTTCATGGCTTATGAGGTGGTTACTGATTTAAGGCATACTTATCTATTAGGCAACGCTAAAGACGTGCTTACATGGGCTAACGCAGGTCCAGGAGCTATGCGAGGATTAAATAGATTAACAGGCAGAGAGCTAGGTTATTCTAAACGTAGCCATGATTGGGTAGGTGAGATGAGAGCTTTATACAAAGAGGTACAGGCTAAACTTCCTGCTCACATCTTAAATAGAAATGAAATGAACTATGAAATGCGTGAAATAGAAGGAGGACTTTGTGAGTTTGATAAGTATTCGAGGATACTAAAAGGCGAAGGTAGAACAAGGTCTGTATATAAACCGAATGATCTTCCAATAGTAGAAGATTTAATAGAAGGAGAAAGTAAATATGGGTAGAGTCAATGAATACTCAGTAGAACTATTAGAAGATTGGGGCGACTCAGTTGATATATATTACACACAATTTTTAGAGGTAGCATTCTTTTTAAGAGTACCTGCATCACAAGATATGGCTATCGCTTTTGTAAAAAGAAAGCTTCCGCGTCTATCGGAAAGTGAAATAAACTTTTTAATTGGAGAAATTATAGAGGGCTATCACAGCACTTTATAAGAAAACAATGTTAGAGTATTTAAGTAAATTAATAGACAGATTATTAGAGTTATCGTTAAAAAGAACTGCTAATAAAATGTCAAGGAGAAAGAATGAAGGTAATTAATGCACGAAATGTAAACGACGCTCTACTTTTAGGCATAGATTTATTTAATGATAAAACTAATTATAGAGTTCAAGAAAGCCGTAATGGAGATACTTATGAAGCAATAGATCCAGTGACAACTGTTTATAACCATCCTTGGGAAAGGGTTTGTTTAATAACAGAACGGGACGCTAATCCATTTTTTCATTACATAGAAGGTTTGTGGATGCTAGCAGGACGTAAAGATTTAAAACCATTAACTTTTTTTGTTAACTCTATGAAAGATTTTTCAGATGATGGCAAAACTTTATGGGGAGCTTATGGTTGGAGATGGAGAGACTACTTCCATAAAGACCAATTAGATATTATTATTACTATGTTAAAAACAAATCCTGATGATAGACGTTGTGTTTTGCAGATGTGGGATGCTAATAAAGATTTAAATAGGCAAGGCAAAGATGTTCCTTGTAATACTAATATTTATTTTAAAGTTAGAGACAATAGATTGCACATGACTGTTTGTAACAGATCTAACGACATGTTGTGGGGGGCTTATGGAGCTAATGTAGTACACATGTCAATGCTTCAGGAGTATATAGCCTCTATGATAGGAGTGTCTATGGGAGTGTACAGGCAGGTTAGTGATAGTTTTCATGTGTACTTAAATCCTGTTTGGGATAAAGTTAAAGACATAGAAATAGACATATACACTCAACGTGAGGTAAAAAACCCTTACGACAGCTTAGACGAACATGTTGCTTTAATTACTGACTGTGATAGTTTTGACAGAGAGTTAAAAAGATTTTTTAATATTAATCCTATGGATTTTGATGTTGTTGATTATGGTTGGCAAAATGCAGCCTTTATTGACATAGCTATACCTATGATGCAATGTTACGCTGCTTACAAAATAGGTGAATTTGATTATGCTTATGAAAAAGCAGGAAATATTAAAGCTCACGATTGGAAAAAGGCATGTCTCGAATGGATCCGCAAGAGAGAGATGTCACTTATTAATAAAGCGGATATAGGAGGAACTCATGAGTAAATGGGAAAAAATGAAAGATATCGCTCAAAACGATTTATCAGCTCTACAAAAAGCTGAGACGTCTTATGGCGACTCTTGGAGACGTCGTGGAGGTGTTGGTGCCTTTATGATGTTAGCACGTAAATTCGATAGAATCGAGCATCAGTCGCAAAAGCACGGGTGGGACGTATTCGAGGCAGGTGAAGTCTATGTGGGCGAAGCAGGTCTACTCGATGATATTAGAGATTTACGTAGATATTTATTATTAGTTGAAGAATACATCTTAGACAACACCGTAACAAAATACGAAGATCTTCCTTATGAAGAAGTTGACGATGTAAATTATTCTGCCGAAGATGGCAGAGAGGAGGATTAATATGGGATTTTGGGCAAAATTTATTGCGTTTATAACACCACCACCCACTGAAAAGAAAGTGGACGAGGTTATGAAAGCTAAAGTAATTAAATCAGCTGTACAAACAGCTACAGTAACATTAGATAAATTTGATGATGCTTCTGTTGTTAAAGCAAAACCTAAAAGAGCTAGAACCAAAAAAGGCACTTACAAAGCCGATAATAAATCTACGCCTGATGTAAATGAGGCTTGGGTAGGTGGTAAAGCTCCGACTAAAAAGAAAAAGACCACAACAAAAACGAAGAAGCCTAAAGCTAAAACAGTTAAGGTTACTAAGAAAAAGTGATCTTACAACAGCCAATTTTTACTCCTAAAAGCGATTGGTCAGTACCTGATGTTTTTCCTCAGTTCTCTGAGACAGAAACAATAGCTATTGATTTAGAAACTTACGATCCGCATCTCATGACTTGCGGTCCTGGATGGGCTACAAGTCGTGGGCATGTTGTGGGCATAGGAATAGCTACTAAAGATTGGCAAGGTTATTTTCCTATACGTCATTTAGGCGGAGGAAATTTAGATGAAGGTTTAGTTATACGTTGGTTGACTAACACACTCGCTTCCGAAAAACGGGACGTGGTTTTTCACAATTCACTCTACGATGTAGGGTGGTTAAAAAGAGAAGGTGTTGAAGTTAAAGGCAGGATATTAGATACCATTGTTGCTGCTCCTCTTGTTAATGAAAATAGATATTCTTATTCTTTAGATAATCTAGGTGAGTTTTACTGCGATGAAAAGAAAGATGAGTCTTTGTTACAAGATGCAGCTTTATCTTTTGGAGTTAATCCTAAATCAGAGATGTATAAACTACATTCTAAATATGTTGGACCTTATGGTGAGCAAGACGCAGCCTTGACTTTAAAACTTTGGGATAAGTTAAAAGTAGAGATTGCTGAGCAAAACTTAGAACAGATATTAGATATGGAGTGTAGGCTTATACCTTTGTTATTAGAAATGCGTTGGAGAGGAGTTAGGGTAGATGAAGAAAAAGCAGATACCATAAGCAAACAACTCTCTATGCAAGAGCAAAAGATATTGGTGGAGATTAAAAGACAGTATGGTGCTGAAGTAAATCTTTGGGCTAATGCTTCTTTACAGGCTATTTTTGAAAAGAATAAAATCTGGTATCCTAGAACAGCAAAAGGTATGGCAAGTTTTCAAAAAGAATGGCTAGAAGGACATGAGCATGAATTACCTCAACTTATTGTTAAAGCACGAAAGCTAAATAAAGCTAGAACGACTTTTATTGATAAGATGATTAAAGACCATTGTTTTAATGGTAGAATACACGCGGAAGCTCATGCTATGCGTAACGATCGTGGTGGCACAGTTAGTGGCAGGTTCAGTTATAGTAACCCTAATCTACAACAAGTCCCTGCACGCGACCCAGAAATAGGTAATTTGATACGATCTTTATTTATTCCTGAAGAAGGGTGTCAGTGGGGTGTTTTTGATTATTCACAACAAGAACCTAGACTTACCGTGCATTATGCTGATCAGATGAATTTAAACGGTGCTAAGAATGCAGTTTCTCAATATAGAGACGATAATGCAGACTTTCACCAAATAGTCGCAGACATGGCTAAAATACCACGTAAACAAGCTAAAACAATTAATTTAGGATTAAGTTATGGAATGGGTAAAGAAAAACTTATTAATGAATTAGGCATAGATGATATAGAAGCTGAGAAATTATTTCAGCAGTATCATGCTAACGTGCCTTTTATCCGAGCTCTACAAGATCAATGTGCAAGAGTAGCAATGGATAGAGGTTATATAAAAACATTTGCAGGTAGGCGTTGCCGTTTCGATCTATGGGAAAGTAGATATGAACGCACTCTACCTTTACCTCTTGAAGAGGCAAGAGAAAAATACGGTGATAATTTAAAACGATCATATACTTACAAAGCTCTGAATCGTTTAATCCAAGGCTCAGCCGCTGACATGACAAAGTTAGCTATGTTGGGTTTATGGGAGGAAGGAATAGTTCCTCACCTACAAGTTCACGATGAAGTTGATATTTCAATAGAGAACACTGAACAAGCTAATACAGTAGCCAACATAATGGAAAACTGTGTACAACTTGCAGTTCCCCTATTAGTGGACATGGAACTCGGAAGTTCATGGGGCGAAACAAAGGACATAAAAAGATGAAAGGTATTTCAGAAATAAAAGCAAAAGAAAATTCAGTTAAATATAGAACCATGTATGAACAGTGGTTAGAACAAAAAGTTACTTTAGAACAGCTTGGTAAAAAACACGACATAACTAAGCAACGTATGTGGCAAATAGTCACACGTTGTAAACTTGGGGAAGGTGATTATTATTATGGAGTGCAAATAGCTAGGAATAAATGGTCAGAATTTAAGTCACTCTACTCTGATGTTAACCAAACTCAACGAGCTTTTAATGAATGGTTAAAAGAAAAAGACGTTAAATTAACAGCAAACAATCAAAAAGTTGCTCCGCATACAGGATGGGACTGGTAAGCTATAAAATAGCCGATTTCCAAAAAATCGGTCTCCTCAGACGCCACAGGTTAAACGATCTAAGGTTAAGTAAGGGCTTAGCCTTAGAAGAACCTCTATTTAAAAGGATAATCTCTACTAAACCCCTAGTGCTTTACTTTGGCGTTTATCTCCTTTACCCTATATAAATGTCTAAAACTTACGAAATATCCAACTTTGAGTACACGAATTTAGAGCCGTGTGCTTTAGAAGAATGTAATAACCCAGTACAAGGTGCTAGAAACAAATACTGTAGCGAAAAATGCAGAACAACGTGGCATGGTAGAAATCAAAATAAACTCAATAAACAAGTTCATAAAAGAATAGGCAGTGCTCCGAGAGCAATAGTGAGCGAAAGTTCTATAGACCGTTCTGAAAGTTTTGTATCAGGTAACGGAGCATATGTAATTGACGATTACGCAATAGATCCTGATGTTTTTGCAATAGCTGAACTTAACCACGAAATTGCAGTAGAGGCTAGAAATGAACATGAAGCAAGAGTAGTTATAGATGGATTAGCAGAATTTACTAAAGTTTACAATAAAAATCATACAGAACCTTATGCTAATAAATATAGTAAGATAAATTATCAAAAAAGAAAAAATGATATAAATTTTATAGAAAAGAACAAAAAAAGCAGTAAGGCTTATTATCAAAGAAATAAAGAAAAATTAAAAGCAAAAAGAAAAGCAAAATATTTTTATATTAAACAACCTGATTTATACAAACACGAAAAATGGCTAAAGAAAAAAATCTTTGGCTGTTAATGAGAACTAATCTACCTCAGATCCATTTACAAAGGATTGAAACAGGTATGACAGGAGCAGGTGTTCCTGATGTTAACGGCTGTGCTAAAGGCAAAGAGTTTTGGGTAGAGTTAAAAGAAATACATTCAGGTAATACACTTACTCTACGCCCCATGCAAATTTCATGGTTAGCTAAACGAGCCTCACACGGCGGTCAAGTATTCGTTATGGCTAGGAAACAAGATGAGATCAAACTCTATCATATAGACAGTTTAACAGGCATACAGGATCTTGTAAAAACAGGATATAAATCTAAAGCCCTCGTTACTCTAACAATCCCTTACGATTGGGACGTTCTTGCTACTGCTTTACTTTCGTAACTTTGCTACCTATAATGGTCTTAGTAGTAATAAGGCTACGACCATTATTTTAGAAAGGAGAAATATATGGCACATAAAATAGAAACAATGGCGTGGGCAGGTGAAAAACCTTGGCACGGATTAGGTGTTGAAGTTGACGCTAACCTTACCCCATTGCAAATGCAGGAGGCTGCACGGCTTGACTGGACAGTTAGTAAACGTCCTAGTTATACGCTAGATGCCCCTGAGTGGAGCGACGATGTAGGTATAATCCAAGCGGAGAATACTTTTCACATCGTTCGTGATTCTGATAACCGAATACTATCGCATTGTGGTAAGGATTATATCCCTATTCAAAACGCGGACGTATTCAAATTCTTTAAACGCTTTACGGATGCTGGTCACATGACTATGGAAACCGCAGGTAGTTTAAAAGATGGTGGAGAAATTTGGGGTTTAGCTAAAATCTCAGAAGACTTCGAATTGGCGGGAGACGACCTTATAAAAGGTTATCTTCTTATTAATCAACCCCACATCGTTGGTAAATCGATGACCATTAAGCTTACGCCTATAAGAGTTGTATGTAACAATACGCTTACGATGGCTTTACAGCAAGGTGGAACAGCATCTTTCCGTATGCCTCACGTTAGACAGTTCGGTGACGACGTTATAAAAATTGCAGAAGAAGCTTTAGGTTTATCTGCAACAGCTATGACTGAGTTTAGAAATAACGCTACTCTACTGTCTAAGACAAAAGCTAAGCACTCAGACGTGCTTGATTATGTCGGTGAAATATACCAACCTGCTATGATTGCAGAGTACAGGCTACATGAACAGCTCAAAGCTGCAGGTAAAGCCGTAGGTATGCAAGAACCATTAAAAGATAAACTTAATAAGTTTCCTTCATTAGTGGTAGATGCTCTAGAACACAGTCCAGGTGCAAACTTGAAGTCTGCTAGAGGTACATGGTGGGGTGCATTAAATGCAGTAACCTATGTTGAAGACCATTTACGTGAGTCACAAACAGCAGGTAATGCGTTACATAGTGCATGGTTCGGAGCAGCAGCAAACCGTAAAAGCAAAGCGTTAGAGCTTGCTTTATTGAGGGCTGCATAATGGCAAATCCTAAACAATACAAAATAGACGCTGATGTCTTAGGTATGGTTTGGGCGTCACTCTACGAGTCAGCTAACGATGAGTTGGCTCGTGTAGTGTCTGAAACCATGATTGCACAAGGTTGTCAGGAGTTAGTGGGTGTTGATGACCCATCATTGATATTAATGTTTTGGAAAGATTATTTAGAAGAAAATGATTTAGTTTCTTTTAAAGATCCTGAAGTACATTAATGGTCTGCCTATGTGCTGTATGGCATACTGCTTTACTTTCGTAAAGTTCATAGGCATACTTGTATTTGGTTCTACCGCAAGGTAGATTTTATTAATATAAAGAAAGGAGAAAGATATGCAAACAGCAACATCTACGCCCTCTAAAAAGAGAGCACCTATTGCAAGCACTAAAGTGACTGCAAAACCTTTAAGCAAGGCTAAAGTCAACGCTATACCAAGACCTATGAAAACAGGTAAAGGTGCAGCTAGAAAGCTTTACAAGTTCATAGGAACTTTGCCTGATGCTAAAGGCTTTA